CTCATATGATGCATGAGATTTGTGTACAGCATGGGCCACACGTATCCGGTTGACGGCGAACTCTTATAAGGTTTTAGCGGTTGGGTTCAACTCCCAAGTGGCCTACTTCATGAAAAAGAACGTGAAAGGTGTTACTGTGTGACTAAGATGCTAGATCTTAGACGAGCGGTGTTAACACATTGAAAAAAGTCAAAGTCACGCTACGTATGGGCTCACCTGGAAAGAAGTTTTATCTCTTTCCTTCATCTGAGGCCCTTTATGTTTGGACATGCGCCATAGAACGTAATGAGCAAATACAGGTACCTGAAATAGAGGAACTACTGTTAGAGCCCGGCGGTTTCATTGAAGCTGAATTACGTGGGTTTGAATACGCTTATGAATCTGATGGAAAATTTAAGCGTCTTGAGTTGATTAGATTAGGCAGAGCACATCAACCCGCCAATTCTTCAGGCCTATTAGTGACTACGCACACTGGGTGGGTCACAGGTGGACTTCTTCCTCTTAAGCCTTACAATGATGCAACGATTGACGTCAGAATCATACGACCTGAAGAAGCTCGCCTTGATCTGCCTGTCCTGTTCAAAGATTCAGAATTAGACGTAGAAGATGAATCTTACGACGATGAAGAACCTTTAGACGAAGATGATGACGAAGAAGACGAATGATCAGCGATGAAGGCTAGCAATTTTGTTGCTCATGATATGTCTAGCGAGGATCAATACATCCGGGTGATCGTGTCGTAATTCGCGAACAGCTTCGATATTTTTGTGAGAGTCGTCCAAAAATTCTACTGATTCATATCCATCACGTTTAATACGAGCATCAATCCAGCTAGCTTTTGCGTGAGGAGAGGCGGTATCGAGCGCGACAACCTCGATGTCATCGAAACCTTGTTGTTTTAGGAATTGTCTAATTGGTAGATCAGCACTGCGCGCTGATAATATGACGATATTTTTCGCACCGTGATGTGCGTATACATTACGTAAGATCTTATTTGTCCACCGCACCGCGCGCGGATTAATCAATTTGTGAAAATCTGCATAGTCAAATATTTCACCGGGTTTTTTGTCATATACGGCAAATTCACCTGGTGATAAATCAAATTTGACGCCCTCTGGTGTGGTCACATGAACTTTAGCGTCCGTTTTTACTAGTGTATCGTCAAAGTCAAATACCCACAATTTCTTGTGTGTTTTTGGAGTTTTGACAAACTCTTGAATGTAGCTAGACAAGAGTTTCGTATTCGAACTCATGATTGAATTCTACTTCAAATAGGCATGGTGTATCGTGCGACACAGTGGGTTAAGGTGAGGAACATGAAGTTGTTAGTTTTGGATTATTTGGAACGTCACACATTTCGTGAACTCGAGGAAGAATACGGAGTTTGCGCGCGACCAAGCGAGACGTTCGATAAATTTTCTCTCAACTATGATTCTATTCTCACTCGAAATGGAAATCCATTTTCTGTGCAATGTCGTGGAGTCGTAGTCAGATCTCATGATCCAAATAAATTCTTCAACGCTGGTGACAAATGGCAGGACGTAAAAGTCGGACCTCTAGAGGTTTTAGCATGGCCAATGAATCGCTTTTTCAATCACGGTCAAGACACAGCGGCAGAAATTGATTGGTCAGATGACAATCTTCGTGTCTATGAAAAACTAGACGGTACGTGCATCATCTGCTATTGGGATCCGCTTCAAGGAAAATGGCATGCCGCCACTCGTTCAGTGCCTGAGGCAAATTTACCCATCTTAAAGGGTCATATTGAAATTGGTGATATGACATTTTCACAACTTTTTCTAAGGGCATTAGTTGAAACTCGTGAAGAATTGTCTGGGAAACCGTTAGATTGGGTCGTCGATAGCATCGACAAAGTGGTTCATCTCAACAAAGAGATGACGTATATTTTTGAATTGGTGTCGCCCTATAACCAAATTGTCGTCGACTATCCAAAACCTCAGGTTTATCTTCTTGCGGCAAGGCATACTGCAACTGGGAAAGAGGTCCCTATTGAGTCAATTCGACTTGAACATGTCAAGCGACCTAAAGTTTGGCCTATCCGTGATGTACATGCGCTGGCAGCATTTGTTGATACGGCTGATCCTTCTGAACTTGAAGGTGCTGTGGTTTGCGATTCTAAATTCAATCGCTTGAAAGTCAAAAACAAGTCATATGTACTTGCTCACAAATCTAAAGACTCCATCACGGCTTCACCAAGAAATGCTTTAGAAGCCGTGATTCTTGAAAAGATCGATGACATCATTCCCCTAGTTCCTAAAGAAGTGGGTGAAAAGATGTTGAAGATGCAAGACTCATATGCACAGTACTGCAAAAGTATTGATGCAAATTTTGAAAAATTCCGTGAAGAAGCATCAGGAAATCGTCGTCGTTTTGCTGAACAAGTGATGTTGTCAGGCGATTGGACCGCTCCTTATTTTAACCTTTGGGAGAATCGCTCTCGCAACACTATGGAGTGGATTAGGACGACCTGCGATAAAAACAAGCTGTCACCCACGACACTCGATACCATTATTTCAAAGCTGGCTTTATAACCATGCCTGAGGTTAGCACGGGATATTCTTGGGTCAATCTGTGGGCAGCTTGTACAGCTTCATGAGCCTTAGTTACTGTTATCATAGAGGTCGTATACTTACGATCATGGAGAGTGCAACATGGTGATTGTCATTGATCTAAATGGAAACGACGACGAAGTCACCGATAAAGTTGACTCAAAAATTGAAGCACTCAAAAAAGAAGAGCAGCGTCGGGCTGACTGGTATGCGTGGGTTCAGAGACACCGAGAAGTCGTCACGCAAATCATACCAGTCGAATGACTAGACTGATGTAACACGGCGTGCTGTAAAGTATGAATCAGCATACATGCGTGCGGTTCCTAGGGTAACCACTGCTAACAACATGGTGATAGTTCCTGCTGTGCTACCGACTCTTATCAACGATTGAACACGACCATAGTGAGGCGCAGGACCTGAGACTGCACTGAACGTAAATGGTATTAGGGCGTTCATCGTATTGGTAATTGATGATGAAAATACAGTTGCGCTGGTCGTACAACCAAACGTTCTATTATTGCCTGTAGAACCAGCAGGGGCTGCCCATCCTACACGAATGCCATTTGCAGTAGAACATCCAAAAGATCCGTCGAATTCCACTTCCCAAATTTCATTGGCAGAGACAGCGAATGAAAAAGAAGAACTTTGGGCAGAAGTCGACGTAGTAGTAAAATCAGACGTTAACGCCATCGAGATGAGAGTACTACCGATTTGAACTTGACTCGTTGAACTAGTCGTGACAGTCACTTGATTGCTGATTGAAGTGACGAAACTAGTTCCCAAAGCAGTCTGCGTGATTGAACCGGTCATTTGTCTAGCGCGAATAACGCTCGCTGACAGATTGCCAGTCACAAATAAATCTGACCCAATTGTGCAACTAGCTTGTGTCGTTACATCGCCTTGAACACCTAAGTCTCCCCAAATGAATTGATCTTTGGGATTTGTCGACGTGCCAATTTCTTGATCTTGTAAGCTGACAACTTTGATGATGTTGTTGCGATGATCACGTACAATTACACGTTCGCTTTTATCAGCATCTTCTTTTCGCAATACTGTCATTGACTTGTCTCAGACGACCACGATAGATTGATTTGTTCTAGCCAATGAAATTGGTTCTTCACGATTTCGAACAACTCCATCAAAGAAAGGCAATGAACTCGTAGCTTCAAAGCTCAAATTTGAAGAGTATGTGTATTCTGGCAACGTTGTTCTACCTGATGAATCGACAAATCTAACCGCTACAGGTGACGTCGACACGTCAACACCAGCTGAGCTAGTGTTGAAAAATTTGGTGTCGAGGCGTTGTTCTAACATGTCGCGGACATAACCGTAATGATCACGACGAAAAACTGAAATAGTGTGAAGTGGAAACCCTGATGCAAGACCATGGCGCCATCCACGTAATTCTGTTCCGGCTACGGTTCCATAATCAGGATCTTTTCTTCTGTGCGTGACATGACAATTATCAGCCGTGGCTGATCTTCCGTCGCCAAATCCATACATGAATTTGATGAATTCTGGATGACCTGTTCCTAAACTGTTGCCACTAGTTTCTTGATTTGTCTCTGTGGCGATGATTCTAGTGCCGTCAGCTTTGATATTTCCGTATTCAAATGTCATGTTTGAAAACATGACATAACGAGGTGAAAATGTCACTGGATCGATTCTGATCGGGTACGATGCACCTCGAAGTTCATTAGCAAAAGTATGAGATACCCCAGACCATCGAGGTTCAAATGGGAAAGACATGATCCAGTCACCCATACCACGACTACCTGAACTAGGAGGAGTACCTAAGTAATCTACCAATTCACCATACTCTCTGCCTGTCATCAGTCCAAATTTGACAACGGCAGAACCAGCGGTCGTTGCTCCTCCCAAAGCCAATCCAGGTGATTGAATTGAAAGCATGCTACGAGGATCAGGAATTCGAGAGTCCCAAATTAATTCTTTGTCGCACGTAAAAACTGAATTTCGACTGCTTTTTTGTAGTTCGAAAATCTTTCTTGATCTTGTCCAATTACGCTGACTTGACCAAGATACGTCTCGAACATTTGAACCTACTGAACTATAGTAAATTTGTGTATCATAAGATGATGAAACTGCTGGACTTGCACTTGCAAATTCAGTTCCCTGTGAACGTCCGATAAAAAGATACTGGACTGCACGTTCTACATTGAAACGATCGTTATTTGATCCTGAAAGTTCACGCGAATAAGGTGCATCGAACTGATCTAAAACCGGTTCATTTCCGATGACTTCAGAAAGAACTTCAGAACCGATTCGTTGACTTGAGGGATCGTTGAATTCCACACCCGCGCGCACTTTAGAACCGTAAAGTGTTATGTTGATAGAGCCTGTGATCAGACCGACATCATGATTGGCGACAGAGCCGGAAAACCATTGATTTGTAGTTTCCAATCCGTTAGCGACGTATGGATGCATTTTTGAAATGCTGAGTACAAATTCATCATTTGGCATCACCAAATAAGGACATGGTGAATGACTGATTAGAGAAACAGGCGCGAGAAATTCAATTGAATTTTGATTCAGTAAAGCTGAATCTGCTTCAATGGCACCCAGAGACTCAGAAATATACAAATACTCAGCAGAATGTAATGCCCCGGGGCCTAAATACAAAGGATTAGCAACTAGTTGGCCTCCCGGATCTGATTTGCGTTGCAGCGTCTCAAGCTCACGTCCAAGAACGCTTCGACCAGATGGCGTAAGTCCAGTTGCAGACCTACCAAAAGGCGCAATTCCTGCAATGTTATTTACCGATAAGTTGTTAACAATGTAGTCCGAGTTATTCAGATTGATTGTCGGCGTTTCCTCCAAAAATCTATAGATTGAAGGCATTTGTTCTGACATGTCTGGTAGCGCATATGCCTTTTGATTAAGCATTAGCATTACACCCACAGAATTAAGGGCAGTGCTTTTAACCTTCACAGAACCGGTAAAGAAATTAGCGTCATTTGAACTAACAACGGCGGACGCTGGATATCCAGCTGATCTAAATCCCTTGACGCCAAATACCCAATTTGGGCCCATGCCATCCGGACCATTATACTCGAATACGACTTGAGAAACGTCATCACCCGCCGGGATGATTGTTCCAGTCATGATCAAATCTAACGACGAAGAAACAATACCTTCTATGCTACGTCCAAATTGAATTTTTCTGTATAGAGCGACCGTGAGGGCAGGACCTCCCCAACACAAACCCAGTGCATTGCTAGTTTGACATTGTGGTCGCCAAACTCTTGTTTGATCGTCAAACCATCCAGGGCCTGCAGAAAATGGAATTTCAAACACGGCTTTTTCAAGCAACATCGGTTCATCGATTTGAAGCTTGAATGTTTCATTTTGTGTAGGTTGATACTCTGGATTGTTGCGTATGCTTTTTGGATATTCTTTTCCAATAGCGTTGGCTGTCAATTTTTGATTGTATGCGCGCATCAACTCAAAGTCTGTTTTTTCGCCTATGCTAAGACCATCATTTGCTGGGTTAGGATTATGAGATCCTGATGAAATGACATTTCCATACGGTCCAAAACCACGAGCGTCTTCATTCAACGCCCAACCTAAATCTTGGAATCCTTGATAGTGCCAACTAGCAGGATTAGACCAATCGCCGTGTGCTCCTGGTTGCTGAACTGAGCTGCCTGACAACAAAACATCTGAACTGTTGATCGGAACATTCCAAGAGTGAGTTTTGGAATTGTAGTAATAGATGCTTGAAGAAGCTCCTGGCATCTGAACGTTGTAATCGACTGGCAACGAAAACTTGAGTTGTGTTTTAGTTTTTAAGCTTGATCCAAAGCTAGAAAACAATTCGATACTTGAACCCGTGAGGAAAAATTGACTTCCTTCATCTTGTTCTGGTCGACTAGTTTCATTGAACGCTTCGATCAATTCACTTTTAGATGACCCAATGTACTGTTCGATTGCACTCGGAACAATGCTACCAGTGACTAAAAAATCACCCGCAAACAAATCTTGTCGTTCTGTAACGTCTGCATTGTCACCTCCAAAAAATCGAGGCAACGTAGTGGGATAATTGACAACAATGTCACCTCTTGTTCCACTAGTGTAGTTAGGAGTCTTTCTATCGTCGAATTGTTGTATTCGATTGTTGATTCGACCAAATCCATTTCGAGAAACAATCGGCAATGCTCGATTGGAGTCTAAGGCGTGTATCAACTTGCGAGGTAAAATCTTACGACGATTTTTCGGCGGAGCAAAAGTCATAATGCATCCGCCAACGTGAGAACCAGGCCAATTTAGTGTTGACCACAGATTGTGAACATATGGAATTCCACTAACACCGTCATCTTGTGCGCCAGAACCATCATCAGTAAATGATGCATCATAAACAGCGCCACCATATGCGTATTCTTGACGTCGGTCATCTTGATAACCTAGTCCTGGTGAAAAATCTCGAAATCTACTATTTCCTCCCGGCATGAAGATACCAACGGTTGCCGATTCATATTCGTATGATTGTGCAATTCGACTCGGTGATCCGGATCTGGGTGCATAACGAAATTCAATAGTTCCGTTCTCATAGAGAACAACTTCGAATTTGATCAATGTGATCGTTACGCCAGTTCCGGCGTTCGCCAAACATGCCCATCTGATGATGAGTCGTTGTCCTTGAGGTGAGCGTCTATCAAGATAGTAACTAGTTCCGTACGAACTAGGGTTCCAGTATGCAGGAGGGGGCTCAATGCCTTGGCTAATGCGCTCAATTTTTTCAGCAGAATAATTGAAGGGTGAAATTGAAAGATGAGAAACGTCGCTCAAAACGTTTCGCAAGTTATCAAACCATGGCGCTAACAATACTGCGTTAGACGTAAACGTCGAGTTAATTTGTGTGTTATCTTCAGTGTCAGCTACGACTTCGTTACTGTTGAATGTTCCAGTTGAAGGATCAACAAGCGCAGCCCAACCATTAGGATCTACTGCAATTTTATCGTACCAAATTCCGTCAATTTGAAATTTGAACCCAATAGAAATGACAACATACGTTCCATCGCCATCAGCAATTTCTGAGGCTGATGTAATTTTTACGAACTGCTTGTCGTCAATGTTGGTTAGACCTACATTCGAATCGACGGTCTTTGTGAGAACGTAATTTTCAAATCGGCGAGGCGGGGCTGTTCTTGTCGATGCGCTTGTGCCAGACATTAGTACGTCATTCCTCCGAAAGCCAGTGAATCAATTCCATTGACTGTCGATCCATCATAATCTCTTCCACACACAGCGGATCTAAAACCTGGCTGGATGTAGTTATCAGTTGATCCCGTCATTAATGACAAGGCAGCAGTCATATCGCTTTCCATGGTCGTCGACCTGACTGTGTTTCTAACTAGACGACGATCCGTAAATGGTTCCAGGTGTGCCATCGTTCCATCAAAGAATCCATTCAATGGGATGCCTGCGATGAGATCAACCAGGTCTAAGAATCCAATCTCGCGCTCATCTTCACTGAATTCATAGATTGAAACAACTTGATCTGATGAATTTTGTTTGTCAATGTTTCCATTGCCAAATGCGCCCCTAACAGCGTGCGCTTCAAAAGGTGTATCGATTGAACTGAAATTAGCTACTTTTCTGATCGATAACGGTTCAATTACTCCGTTGAAGTTTTCGTTTTCAGATTGATCACTGTCGCTAGTGATGATTGGAAACGTAAAGATTGGCGTCCAAAATGGAGACGCTGCGTCTTGAGCATCAACGAATGTCACCGGATCGAAAAAATCAGCGTCAGCAAAAGCTTTACTTGGGCGATCATTACGATCCATGCCGAATCTATTACGGCGCAGTTGATGTCCAGGTTCTCCCGCCCAAATTTTGAAAATGCCCGCATCATATCGACGCTGTTGCGAAAGTTCAACGCCTTGCGCGTATGCATCAATTTCTCGCGTATCTATAGACCCAGAAAGGCTGTTTACTGTGCGATCACGAGTGTTTAAAGGCCGAGGTCCTTCATCAAAACACACAGTTTCTGCTTCGGCGACAGCAGAAAAAATAGACCGATTGACAGCAATTCTTGATCCTAGAAGACCGGTAGAAGAAGTGAATAATTCAGTCATCAGTATTTTTTCGCTGAGCCGGCAATCTGTTGTAACAGCAATACCGAATTGAGGTTAGTACGATTTGATTCACCCACGTATATCTCGCTGTAGAGATATTCTTGTTTCGCACGTTCAAGCATGTGTGATTCAACTGTAAAATTTGTACCCTTGAAACGAGTTTTTCGAGGAACCAACTGTTGAATGAAGGTACCGATTGAGTTATCGAACCATCTGTAGAATTCAAAGAAGGCTTGAAAATTCAGTTTTTCTTTAATGCGATTGAAATAGATGAGACGTAATCTGTCGAGGTCGGGATAATCGGGAGAAAAGACGAGTTCCGGCGCGCCCAAGGCGTTATCCATAGCGTCCATCGTTGAAAACATAGTTACTATGTCTCGATTGAGTGCATCAATCAATGAAAATTCAATAGCAAATCTGACATCATCGGTTGGTTGTTCACTCTTGACCAGTTCATAGACAGGCGCTGTCTGTGCCCATGGTGTTGCATCAATCAAATCTTGATTTTGATAGCTACGAATTCGAATCTTTTCATCATTTGAAGCTTCGTCAAAATACGGACTGAGGTAACTCAAGTCAAATATTTCACCCACTACGACGTCTTGTTCGATTGGGAAATTTGATCCCGTCAAGTGAAATCCATTTTCGCTAAAATCGATGAAGACGATACTGCCTGTTGCAACTCCCAAACTAGCGGTTGACACAGCTTCACGTGTGTCTTGTCTAGTCATGGCATTCATTCGTAATTTGCCAAATGACCCGGTTCGAGTTGACACGTAATTCCAATTGACCAATGGATCTTCAACGCCAACTGAATTGTAGTTTCTAACGTGTTCTTTCCATTCAGTCTCAGTCAGTGCCTGCGACCAAAACCTGACGTTAGACATGCGGCCATTAAAATCCGTCACTCGTGCTTCAGCAGGGGCCACAGAAATATCATTGAGGTGAGGGTAATTGACTCCTGTTCCGGAACTAATGATTTGTCCTGTGCCAAATGAGAGAAAGCTTCCGGAAGCATTAGTCACCGCATTTTGCTTACGAAGCACGTGATTACCGGTCACTGCTTCTTCAAAATAAGACGCAGTCGTCTGCATGAATTCAATCCGACCATCATTTTGATATGCAAGACGTAAGAAGTACGATGAGGAAACAGGACTATTCAATCCATCATCGCCGCGTTGACAACCAAAACTAACATTCCAACGATCGAACCCAAAGATTCCTGGCATCGGAGGAGAAAGCTCAAGATGAAGCATCGGTGCAGTGGCTGAATCCCCTGGACGAATGTAGAGGCCTAATTTCGGGCCATTTCCCAAAGTCGTCATTGACGATGAAACAGCAATCAAATTAGCCACAATTCCGGAACTGCCAGTAGCATTACCGGGTAATGAACCCGTAGTGCACAATCTAACGAAAGATTGTGTCGCATTTAACATCATGCTAGTGTCGACGGGAGTGTATTTTACAATTCCTTCCCAAGTCCATGAGCCCGAAGTCAACAAGCCGTCGCTTCGATTGTTGCTGATACCTTGAGGTGGAAATCTATCAGCTTGAACAAATGTTCCAACGATGTTGGGAAAGCCAGGTTCGTATCTTGATGCTGTTAGGAATGGTGAAACCACCTTGCTACCGGTGGTGAATTGAACCATCGTGCCCGGTTCAATTTTTGATTCACGAGAAAAAGACAATTGTTGTGTAGTTGGACCACCAAATTCTCTGATCCTAACGTTGTTACCCGGGTCGATACCAACAGCACGCAAGAATGATTTGATACTGTGTTGAGTGCCTTTTGATTTTAGGACATCAGGCAAATTGATCAAAACTCTTCGTAGTAGAGAACTTTGTACAGCTCGCAATGATTGTTCATTAATGGTGATGTCACGTAGATCAACATTTTCCCCGCGGACGTACTGTTCTAAGGTCGAATCATTGAAGAGAGGTGGGAGATGAAACCCATAACTTTTGACTAAATCAAGAAGAAAATTGTCTGGTACCGTATCATTGGTGTCATAATCGACAGTTCTCAACGTACTGAATGAATCGATAAACAGCTTGACATCATCAAAAAATCTTGCCCAAATATACAGCAACGAAACCAGGATCTGTACATTTCCCATCTGCCCTTGGCCAGGAATTCCGTCGCCTGCGTATGGTTGATTTGCAAGTCCCTCAAGCTCTTCAAATCCGTCTTTTTGGGCGCCTTCTAGGAGATAATGTTGAGGAATTAATCGAGTGATGAGATTGGGATTTTCTTGATCGTACGCACTAGCACTAGCTAACAATTCTAGGTTGAAAGCGATAGTGTCTGGGTATGAAGGAAAGAGCACGGGCGCTGTCTCTGACCGTTCATATGTCATCGGATTTAGAGGATTTTCTGCGGCATTAATCCTCAAGCTTCCCGTGAAATTGGAAATCAGAGAATGTAGTGAATTGCCACTAGAATCCAGCACAATAGAGTTAATATTGCTTGTTGAATCTTCAACGATGGGAGGAGCCGGCTCGTTGAATCGATAGTAGAGAACTAGTTCAGTGGTTGCATAAAGTGGACGTTTAGCATAAGTCGCTAATTGTTTTGTCGTTCTCGAAGAGTGAAAGACCCTAAATTCATCAATGCTACCAGACAAAGTTTGTCGAGGTACCACCGTTGAAGAACCCATCTGAATGGTTGAACCACTTCCGATAATGAGGCTAGCCGCATCGATGTCCATGTCTCCGATGTCAACGCTTGTCGAAGAATCAGCTACGTGTTCTCCGTTGAAGAATGACTCAAGATATGGAACGCCTTGATCACGATTTAGTGTCAACGCTACATGATTGAACTGGCCTTTGGTCAACTGAACAGGCACACTCATGTAACTGCCGCTATTGACAGTGACAAACCAACCAGTTGCTGTCGTTGTTGAAACTGTAGACGCAAGATAGAAAGTAAAACCCTGTGTGGACCCAGATTGCATCTGACAAACTACTTGAATGTCATTTGCCTGTGCTGGCAGAAAAAGTTGCATTTCTAACGTAAGAGAATTTGATCCCGTTGGATTCAAAACTTGTGCTGCTGAACTCTCTTTGGCCAACTCTGGAAACAAAACACCGGTTTTGTTCTGTACTTGAATGAATGTTCCTAAAGTTCCATTGGTGTCTTCGCCAACCTGCGTACCTGAAAAATGTAGTTCGCCTCTATATGATGGGAAATTGTCAAAGACCCATTTTTCAAAGCCGGGTAATTTTTCAAAGAAAGCTTCTGTTTCTTGTCGTGTTCCATCAAATGGAAAACCATTAATGATGGCATCAAAAGCAAGGTTAACCTTTGCTTCAGCTGACATGAAAAATGTGTGATTTTCAAATTTTTCCCAGTCAACGTTCAATTGTTGACTGGACTTCATCGGAAAAGATTGCGGTTCGTACGCAAAAGATGAAGTTGACAGAATGTTTGTGTCCGCGACGTCGCCCCAACTTAGGACAATTGGCCTGCTACCGGACACAGCTGTCCTCAAAAATGAAGGGACATATGGATTGGGCTTATTGATTGCCATGCGGCGTGGACCTCAGAGTCTACGTATCAAACTCTACGCCACGGCGTCCACATTGAATGGTGGCGATGTAGCCTTATACAATTGTTGGTTATTAGCCGTGACAACCATGACGTCAATCACGTATGATCTGCCCGGAGTTAAGTTAGACATGTCTAGTTTGAAATACATGCCAGCGGTGTCATTAGACAGTCTTGTAGAATTGGTTGCAAGATCGAAAGGAATGGCAATGCGATCAGTGATAGCATCTCGAATCTGATAATGAACGTCTCGAACAGAAATTCCGGGTATTTCTGTTGGAACTTTGACAGGCGTGAAAGTCATAGGTGATGTATGATCAAAAATATTGATCCTAATGACACTTTGTTCGTCTTGACGATGCGCGTCCCGAAGGCCCAGAGAGGTGACAACTAATCGTTTAGGACCGAGCGACTGTGCGCCGCGCATCGGAGGTCGAACAGTGATTGAACTTCCTGTCAAAAATGGAACAGAACCATCCAATGATTGCCAAATTGGAGTGAAAGTAAGAGAGCCTGAGGCATGCCACTGGGGAATTAAGAGAGGATGGGTTGATGGAATCAACACAGACGCAGAATAGATGCCTGTCTGGGGATTGATTCCGGAATAGTGTTGTGAGCCCGTAAAATACAGTGATAACGAGCCACCCGAAATTTGCGTTTGTAATCGTAACATCAAACTGTTCGAACCGGTTATTTCGGTTGAACTAGACATGATATTGGCACCCGCTGAACGTACGTAATTGTACATGAACAAATAACTTTGTGCATCCATGTACAAATCATTAGTGTCATCCTGCACAGAGTCATCATATCGAACGTAAATTTTAGGTCGAAGATCTTCGTTGAATGCAGTTCGACTAGCGAATCGTTTTACGTAGTACGTACGTAAATCTGTCTCTATAGCTTCAGAAAATGATATTCTGAAACCTTCATCTGGCAACAATCCAGAAAGTGTCGCAGACACGATCGTAGTTACGTCAATGTCAAGATCTTCAGTTCCAAGAGTGAAAGTTTGATCGGATCTGAGCGATGCACCTGATTTAATGGCTGCTGACGCAGTGATATAATCACAAGCACTATTTTCATGCCCGCGGCCACCACAGCCAGTTACGTACCATGCTCCCTCGACGTATGACCCGCTCAACCAATTGCAGGTATCAATGTCTGAGTAAAAAATGACGTCACGGCCTAGACCTTCGTCAAATGAAGCAGACAAAGGATAGGCAGATACTACGAAATTTGAAGGCGTGGGTTGCCCACCATAAACGTCATGTAATCGAAGTTTGCAAGAAAAAGTCGGACTGTTGGTGTCAACTTGACCAGATTCTACAAGTTCTTGAAGCGATGATAAATCAAACTTGATGAGTAGTCGTGATAGTTCTGTATTTGGAACGTCGTCTGTTGATGTAATGCCGTAAAGTTTGAAGAGATCAAGAGATCCTGCTCCTCCTACGTTACCATAAACCTGTTGATCATCATTGACAACTCGATTTGTGATGTAAGCATCTTTGCTTGGTCGAAGGATTTTAAACATTGAACGTTATCTTTCAGACTGATGCTTTACCCACAAGATCGACGTCAGCATAACGAACCTCAAAAATTCCTCCCACCGGTGGAAAAATGAGGCCCAATCGAGTGTTTGAATTGACGTCAAACGTAACATTACTGTATTGTCGATTGGCTACGACACCGGAAATGTTATCAAATCGTAATTGATTGATTGACACTATTCCCGGAACGGAAAATATGATGTTTGACAAATCAGACAAAACGATCGGTTGATCGATGTGAAAGTTATTGATGTTGAAATACTTGTTGAGTTTAGTCAGAACATTTTGAATCACGATGGTTCGATTCAATGACGGATCGATCAATACATCGAACGTAAAAGTCAGATTGACAACTCGAGCATCTAGAACATCAATTGCATCACTGATCATTCTGTATGGATTCAAGTATTTGACTAAATTGTTTTTCAAAGTGTCAGGAGAAGTGATCAAGCGACTGTTGGTGTCACGTGAAACAATGTATAGCTGCGTCGCTAGTGGGTTGTTAGGATTTGATCGAATAGCCGCCCTAAACACACGACCAAAATTTGAAGGAATGGTATAGACTCGTGCAAGTAGATCTTCACGAGTAACAATTCGTTCTTGGGAATTTTTGATTGACGGTATCAATGCTTTAAGATCATCTGCACTCGGAGCGTCCTCGCCACCAGAAGCTTGTACTCTATTATTGACTTCAATGCTATTTCGAACAGCAGCCGCAACTTGTGGTTGTGGATTGCCTGGGAAGAAGACGTTGATAACGTTCACTGTTTGAATGTTATTTGGGCCTACGTTGTGATTTAGCCCACCACCATAACGATAGGTGATAGAATAAGTGGTGCCCGCCGCGGCAATGCCTAATGTCGTCGTAGACAAAAGTTGCTGTGGGTTGACCGGAATTCGAGAAAAAGTACGAGTGTATGGAAACGAAATAGCAAAACTAGATGGGTCAGGAATGATGTCATCTTGCAATGATTCTGCATTGCCACCGCCAAAAGTTAGCGTAGTCCTTCGACTTGACAAATCCACCGATGTGATGTAACGATATGGAACCGGAATCACCTTAATAGTGTCTGGAACTAGTTCATTGTCCTTATTGGTATTTAGGACATTTTGAAAAACAACATCGTGTGTCAAAGCACCAACCTGATAGTAGATGTTTCCTAACAGATCGGTGACAGAAATGATTTCTGAAACGTGTGCATTTTGAAGTGTGATCTTATTGAATGGATTGAATGCGGATCCAACAATGATATTTTCCGTAGTCTCAAGTCCGGAAATACACAAACCTGTCAAGGCCATGATGTATGATTGAATGTTGCCGCTTGAACTTTTTGTTCCTACTTTGACGTCGGCTAGCAGTGTGCCGTCAGATCTTGTTGAGGTGTAATCAACGTCTTCGAGCAAATTGAAGATGACACCATTGTTGGCTATGAAACTTGAATTTGACTTGACGATTGGCAACGCTTCGGGATGTGGTTGAGTGATGCCTGACACTGTCACCGCAGGAACTTCAACGTAAATAGTCAAAGGAACAAGAGCGGGCGAGGCTCCGACGATGGGAACCCCTGAACCCTCTAACTGTCGTTGAATATTGGCGGGTTCAACAGCTGTATCCGCATTTAGTTCACCATATTGATGATCTAGATAGAACGACATGTTGTCGCCTACGTACGCGGCGAAGTCTAAGAACAGACCTCCTAAACTTGATTCGCTGAAGTCGCGAATTCGATCAGGGTAATATGCCTGAGCATATTCTAACAGATTCGCACGAAGCGAATCGAAATCGCGAGCCAAATATTTTCTTTGGCGGACTGCCTTGATGTCGTCTCGTTTGAGTGTCATTTTTGTCTATAAATAGCCCGGTATCAGATTGCGTATAAGGTCACTTGAAGTTTTCGTCCAACAACGTTAATGCCAGGAACGTTGAACGTGATGGTCAATCTGATGACGGCGGTGTTTGTATTTTCATTTCTGTCAGTAACTGACATGAAATCTTGTAACTCAATGTATGGCATCCAGCGAGAGACGGCGGTTTTAATTCGATCAATTGCTTCGGCATCAAAATCATCTTGCGAAACAAGATCAGACATTAGTGGCCTCAAGTTGGCACCAAAATCGTAAAAACCCAATCTTTCACCCCAATTTGTCAAAATCAAGTTTCGAAGATTGTCTGTTAATTGCGTAGCAATATCAGTTGAAGTTTGTAGAAGGTCATTATCTCCCAATGACAGAGGCGTTCTAATTCCGATTGGTAAGGCAGTGACAGTTAATTCGTTTTCAACTGTATCAGCCTGGGTAATACCCGATGATTTGAAACTGAATGACGCCATGGCTGTCTCTATCTAGGCTTAAATTAAACCTGTCGCCCCAGCGACTAATTTGGTCGCCGCGCCGCCGGCACCGATGATGAGACCCACAATGTCAACAATAACCATTGCAACAACGTCCTTGAGATAAATGAGAATCGATGCAATGATGATTTTAGGAACAATCGGAATCAAAGGTTGCAACAATTTGACGACAAGATCAAAAGCTAGGTTGAAAACGGCGTCAAATTTGAAAGACAATAGATCAAGAATCAGTCCTACGTCAGGAATTGCTAACTTTACCAACAAATCAAATGGCAACTTGATGAGACCTATCAACAATTCTGGCAATGCTAACGCAGGTAAACCTGGCAGCGTCAGTCCCGGAACGTTTGGGAGAAAATTCGGTAATGACGGCGGAATCGGAGGAATTGGCAATGAAGGAGGTGACAATTTGATCCCCAAATCAGCCAGTTTGATCAACAATTTTGGAGGAGGCATGAAACCAGCTTTGATCGCAAGATCTGGTATCGGAATTGGAAATCCTTCCAGGTCTGGAAATGCACATGAGACGTCAAAGAGGGGGAACAGAGGCGTCGAGCCATTTGCATCGAGTGCTTCGGCTGTCTTTGCATAGAGCAAGTCAGGAAATATCGCATTCCATATGGGCGTTTTTTCTTTGTCCTTCATCAACAAAGCCATTGTTGTTGCTAAAGGATCTGGATCGAACCAGAATAGTTTCTCCTGAGTCAACGTGGTGACATTGAATATTGTCGGCCCGGGTACTGGGGGTAATGGTATTAGACTGCTGAAGATTTTTGTGGTGGGTGATCCGCCTTGGCCGTCAGCATTACCAGTTGCCAACAAAGCTAAAACTTCGTTAACATAGGAATCACGTGCTTTGTTGGTGAGTTTCCCACCTGAAATGAGCCCCACACCTGTTAAAATGCCACCGTAAGGTCCTGCCATAAGTCACTTCATTAAAATTTTGCGTGGATATGTTCCGTTTAAGCCATCGGCGCCACCTTGGGTGCCGGCCATTGTGTCAACGATTGGTGCTGCTGTGACTTGTCCTTCGGCGCCTTTATTGTTGACTCTTGTACACAGAGGTGCTAGATCAGCATCGTCGCCCCCAAGTTTCAAAATGCCCTTCTCAGCAGGTACAATTACGACATCTCCATTTGCTTTGATCGTGATGGAGGCCCACTTTGAAGAATCAGTACCGGGCTTCAAATTGCCCTTTTCATCTCTGTCTTCTGAACCCTCAACTAACAATTGCACGTCTGACCTGGCAATGATACGAACTTTGTCTGTTTTAATGACGACAGCACCATCGCCGTTGCCCAGATCTTTGACACCAGAACCAATCTTAGTTCCGGAATTGTATTCAGTGAGCTCAAATCTTTTGTCGACTGGAACGCGTTGTTGAATGATAACACGACTTCTATCTGTCTTAAAGTCGACATCACCTTCTTTGGCAGCAAGATCTTTCTTGCTCTTGCCAATTTCTTTATTGAAAGTACCTCCTCCAATCAATGTACTCTCGACAGTTTTTCCGCCGGTCACCTCTGTTTGGCCGCGGCCAGCGACCAAATCGATAGTCCCGGCACCATCATCTTGAACATCATCTTCAACGGGTTTTGGAACTTGACCGTTGAATGGATCTGGCTCATATTCCGCCAAAGGCCCCGACCGATCGGTTCCTAACACGATTAGTGTGTTATTTGATCCTTCAAATGCTATATCTGCTGGCCTTTTTCGAAAACGCGGAACAGATTCGTACTTTGTAATTTTGCTAGCATCTGACTTTGTCAGCAGTTTTTCATATGCCTTTTCATCTTCTGGCAAACTAGCTGTTTCGGGAATTGCGTAACGGTTTCCGTCTTTTTCGTCAACAGCGCCATTTCGAAATTCGTATTTTGGATCATCAGTGCCTTCAAAAGCATCAGTCAACCCGGGTAAAAATGATTGATCAAATTGTCGATCGGCGTGGGTGTGATTGACATCTTCTACGAAATTAGGCTGTACAATCTTACACATCCAATAGCCCAAATCATTGGATTTGGCTCCTGGGTGTTCAAACATCGCCCAGACGTGTTCTCCAGGTTTGGCAGGTAACGAAAGATGAGGTGGAAAGAATGGATAAAGAACCATCACCTTTTCTGAGGCGCTAATTCCTGGCCCCATAACACGCCTTGCGATGATGCTATTTCGAGGAGCTACAGATGCATAACCAATGTTTCCTACACCTAATTCATGCTCGTAGTGTGAAAGTTTGATCTTATCGAGCGTCGATGGATCACTGATTACATCCAACACGACCATTCTAACAAAACTGGGAAGCGCACCATCTTGATCGTGAAATGCAGCCCTAGCATGCATCACCTCAGCATAGCGGCCTTCGGAGATGTGTTTGGTGTCGTGTTTGCTAAATCTATCTCCGGCCAAGTTAAGTCCTCGAAGTCTTACGTACTAATCATTGATGATTCAACGACCTTTTTTAATTTGATCAAACATTGATTCAGGATCAATGACTTCATTACTGTGTTTCACCTTAATGATCAACTCTAGCAATCGACTTAATTGATCATTGGCTTTTTGCATGCGTTCAATGAAGTCACGTATGCTCTTACCATGAACTGCAAATTCAGTGCTTTTGTCACTTACCATTCTTGCGAGTTTGGTGAACATCACATATGAGTTTTGACGATCTGCAATTGCATTTTCATAGATCTCTTTACAGAGATGTTTGACCTTGTCATCAAGGTTTTCAATGTCACCTAACAAGTCACTGAAATCACGAATTTTCTCTTCAAGATTACGTTCACTGACTTCGACTAATCCAATTTCGTCTTTTTCATCAGACATAGACTTTTGTGACTTTCTGTTCAGAATAGCTTGAATTTAGGTTCAATTTTCATTCTTCGATAATGACGCTTGACTTGTTGCATCGTCGTCGTAAGTTGTTTAGGACTCAATCCTGATAATTCACGCATATACAGAAGAATGGCGCTCTTGTTCAAGAGATCAATTTCATCCACATTTTCAAAGATGGTGATAATGCTGTTGATGCAAGCTAGTTCATTCTCTGTTTTGACTTTATTGCGAATCTCATAGAGCATTTCAATATGTCCGCGGGTCGCAGCTTCATTTTCTAACACAGTATCTTGACCTGGAACTACACTGTGTTCTTCGATGATTCTGAGTTCGTTTGCATTCAAAGCGTCTTGATCATCTAAGCTAACAGTTCTACGCATGCGTTGCGTCTTCTGTTTAGTTCTGATAATGAGCCAATTTTTGGCTACCACATTGAAATATGAGAATGCGTTGGTGCCACGATTGCCATCGAATTTACCAATTGTCTCAAACAAAAAATTGACGCAATCATTCTTCAAATCATCATATGTGTCATGCAAGCTAGTAAACTTATGAATGTTGATGAGATTTTCGGTTAGCTTTTCAAAAGCTGGCAAAATTCCCTTGACATACAATTGTTCACGTTCTTTGCGATTATCTTTAGCATTTTGATATGCTACAATAGCTGCTTGTGTGTTAGCGTTGAAGTATTTTCGATCTTCTTTTGCTTTTGCTTTTTCTTCTGGCGTCAGAATTTTTTCAGGAAGAACAACAGGCGTCGGTGGCATTTTACCAGCCGCCGAAGCCTTTGTAGGAGCATTTGGATCTACTAATTTCTTTCTTTTAAACATGATTCAATTACCGTCTTCGTCTTCGTCGGCCCCGTATGTGACAACCTTGCTAGCGATTGCTAAAATCGCATTACGTACTAGTTGCAAATTACTGACGACTTCCTTGATCATGGGTTCATCGCTAAGAACAGGAATTTCAGCATGAGTACATGCGCGGTCATAACACACATCAAAAATTTCAAGTGACTCTTCAATTTGATCGACTAACGATTCACGTTGATCTTCTAGAAGCAAATTCTGTTTGATAACGATGTAGTTAACGTACGTCGATACGATCAAAAAAATAACTAACAACGCAATCAAAATCCAAATCATCCGATGAACTCCTTGAGAATTTCATCATACATTTTCGACACGTTATCGAGACTGTATTTTTCAAGAATTACGTTTTTCAATTCTGAAGCCCACTCACCAGGAATGGTGTGACTTTGTCTGAATTTCATAATTCGTTTTTTGAAATCTGACTCTGATGGATTTGCCCATCGTGCACCAGGCATGAAGATCTTTCCATCAATCCTGGACGGATGGACGTCGGTGAGTTGGTAATAGACACTGATGAATTTGCCCAAGTTTAGAAAGTCTAAATGCCCAGACCAGTCAGTGGCCACTACCGGTAAACCTGAGGCTGCAGCTTCGAGAATCGGTAAACCGTAACCTTCTCCACGCGTTAAGGCAACTAAGGCTTTGATTTGTGGGTGTTTATAGAGGGATGCAACTTCAGGCTCTGACATGTCACCGTGAAGCAAGTGAAGTTTTGGTCCTTTTCCGTCACGTCGGGCTTCATTGACAACGTTAGTCAACAAATTTTTGGTCATCATTCTGTCAAGTTTGCTACACCTGCCAGCATTTGTCTTGATGACGATTCCTACGTCAGGATCATTTTTGAAAACCTCAGTCAGCCACTTGATTGAGTAAAAAATGTTCTTTCTGTCGCTTTCTGCATTATTTCCCGTCAATTGTCCAAACAACAAGAAGTTGAAAGGTGTGGAAAATGTAGGAAGTGTCGGTAATTCTTGATTCCTAATTGAATCGCAGTACGCTTCAGGAATGACGAACAATGGTTTAAGTACGTTGCCTGAGCTTGTAAGAACAGACTTAGTGTGCTGTGAAGGAACTACCACGGCTGTCATTTGATTGCATGCGGTCACCCAATCTGGGTTGCATCGATCGGTTTCAACCCCTGCCGTGATGCCGATGTTGATGGGTGCAACACTAGGATCCCATTCGTTGGGAAGTTGCAATTGAAATGAAATGTCAGCCTTGAAATCAGGCTTGACAGATCTTTTCATAACTTCGCCAACAAATCCATCATGAGATTCACCATTGATGAACCACGGCGTATCGCCCCAGTTCAATGTAGCAAATTTCACATCAAAATCAGGTCGTTTGAGCAACCATCGAGCAATTTGGCGAGCATGAACACCATACCCAGATTGTGTCAATACAGGGCTTCGAAAGAGAACTGTTTTCATCAGATTTCAATCGCCTCCCAACGATTGTCATTTTTCCACGTATTGGTCAGATCAGTAAGAGTTCGATCCCATTCTGAAATCATTTTGTCAACACTGTAATCTTTGATGGCATGCGCTCGGGCTTTAGCACCTAATTTTGCTCGCCCATCAGGACCTTCTTCAAACATTTTCATGAATGCTTTTGCCACTGTTTCATGTGAAACAAAATCTTCATAGATGTACGGAACCATTTGGTTACCAACCATCGATCTAACTTCGGGCTCTAGAGCAATTCCATATTGCTCCTTTGTTTCAAAGTCTTCGACTTGTCGAGTCAAGCCGCCTGTTTTGAGTGCAATGATAGGCTTTGCACACATCATCATCTCCAACGTAGGAAGACCAAATCCTTCATTACAAGATCGATTAACGATGGTGTCGCAAATATTGTAAAGGGAGTTCATTTCCGGAAATCCAATGCGATCCTTTGAAAAAACAACATGTTCTTTGAGATGAAGCATGTCAATGACATGGTGCAAATTGGGACCCTCTGGATCGAGCGGGTCGGTGTGCATCACCAACGTTGCTTTACGGTGACCATGTTTTTTCTCTAGCTCGACTAGAAATTGTTTAAAGGAGATGATGACGTCGCTAGGCATCTTTCGCCTAGCGTTCCTGCTAACAAACAAGACCGTGAAGTGATCTGCTCGATCCTTTCCTAAGATCATGTTTTTCAAACGTACCTTGTCATCTTCTGGTAGCGGAAAAAAGATGTTGTTCGGCACCGCATGTGGAATGTAATTCGTCTTCTCAGGAAAACGTTGATGAACCATATCATAAGTTGGGTAGTTGATGCAGTTCACTAAATCTGTTGATTCATATAGAATTCGATTGAACTCTGGCCACGGGGGATTGTCCCATAAGTGGTTGTATGCAATCGGACAAACCTGATGAATTTCATCTTCCATCTCCCACGCCCACAGAAAAAATCTAGGATCTGTGAACAATAAAAGAACGTCAGGCTTTTCTGCCGCTAACGTCAATCTCAACAGATTTTTGTCACCAAATCCATTAGTTGGCTTAATGATCATGTCATCGTTGACTTTGACTGTGTCATAGTTTTCGTGACGTACAGCACCGCCAAAACATCTAAACGTCCACTTGCCCGTATTGATCAATCCTTGTGCTAACCAACGCGCTTGTGTACCGACACCTGACGTAGATAACGGGTGATCACTTAACATCAAAATCTTTTTCTTTTCAACCACTTGCGCTACCTTTTTTCACCTTGTTTGACAACTGTTTCGCGGTTTCTATCAACTTATCAAGCACATTCTGTTTGTCAGAACAGTACTCACTCTCCCACACTGTGACGGTGTGGTAACCTTTTTGTTGCATCACTCTCATTCGTTCTGCATCTTCAGCCCAAATTTGTTCTGCATGTTTATGTTTTCTAGGATGAAAAAAAGAACCGCTAAATTGGGATGGATTGCAATGCCAATAATCACCATTGTACTCGATGACCATCTTTGCTTTTTCGCTGAAGATATCGATGAAGTACTTGTGAGTTCCACTATGGAACAGCTTTTCACCCTCAAATGCTGCAGATGGTAGACTACTTGATAGGTGATCGAGAATTTCCCGTTGCGCTTTCGATATCGTCCGATGCTTGCTCAAGAAAAAAGCATTTGTCACACCGTGATTTTGTAGCAGCGTACGTTTTTGTTTTTCTAGTGACCGATCGCTAAGCATGCGTCCAAACATCGGATTGCCAACGCCGGCGTATTGCTTGGAGTCGTAACGTCCCTTACATTTTCGATCGCAGAAATGCAATTCTTGTTTGAATTGATGTTCTACCGTGTAGAGCGCCTTGCTACATTCATTGCACGGAACGTATTTGCCTGAGCGTTTGCCTAATTGTGATGTTTTCCATGCATCAAACACACCATGTTCCATGTTCCATTTAGAACCGCAAGAAATGGAACAGAACCCTGATTTTGCATAGACGCGTCTGTAGGCCTTTCGACATTGGCGACAGACGCGTTCCACTTTACGTGATTCGATATTTTTGATGCCGTAAGCTTTGCGATGCTGTGCAAAACATTCTGGTTTGCAGAATCGCTTGTTAGCGACTTTAGCTTCAAAGGTTTGTTTGCAACATTCACAGACACGAACGAACATCTGATTTAGATGGTAATCCGTTCGTTGAATCTGTAAAGTGTAGGAACTCAGGCGGACATCAGTTGTAACTGCGGCGGTGTTCCTGGCCTATTTAATCTGTGCACTTCAGAAATGACGCAAGACGATTAGCCATTGCAAGAGAGCATCTCAAGCAGTCATATGAACTTTACATCAACACGCACAGTGGTGCTGAAGGCATGGCAATATCTCTTGAGTGCGCAGCTCTAATCTGGGTGATGTGTGATCTTCTAAAACCTACAAACATCTTAGATTTAGGATCTGGTTATAGTTCGTACGTTTTTCGAACGTGGGCCCAAGATCGATCAATTCCAGTGACGTCTATAGACACAGACGCGGAGTATTTAGCGTTAACGCAGAAATTCTGCGGTACGTTATCTGGGTTCAAATTATGGGAAGAATTCTTAGTAGAATTACCTCAAAAATTTGACTTTGTTCTATACGATCTGGGTCGTATGGACGTACGCTACGACAATTGTACGTTAGCGTTTGATTTTTTAACCTATGGCGGTGCTATCATCATTGACGATATGCACAAATTAGCCTTAGCTGAAAAAATCGAAAAGATTGTTGATGAACAAAAAATGATCACGCTTGACGTCAAAGAAGCTAGTTTGGACAAATTTGGCAGATATTGTGCTCTAGCAATTCGTTGAGACGTAATTAACGCCAAGTTCTAGATGGGATCTTTTTCTCTTGAACGTGATAAAGATCGTACAGTTCACGCAATTTTGGATTGCTGTAATTGTGATCCATCGGGGGCTCAGAGCCTTTGACGTGATAGTCAATATACATGTCGCTTTGGGCTAATTCAAATCCACGAATGGCAGCTAACCTAACAACGTCCTGATTTTTACGGTGCGCCGCACTCATCATGTCAAACACAGGTAATTGACTCTTTAGTCCTCTGTGAAAACCATAACGAAATCCTGTCCATTCATCAGCGTGATGAGCATGAGTACCGATCACTCCCATTGTTTTATGATCACCGTATTGAGCCACGTTGCGGTCACATTTCAACGTCAGTGACTGATGTTTAAATCGCACTGTGGGGCCATAGAATGCTACCCCGGCAAACAATGCATTATCTGTGAAGTAATCGTGGGTCTGAGGGTCCAACCATGTGTTGGCATGAACCATTTGAGCGATAGATGCCAGCACATTTGTGTGTAAGACAACATCAGCATCAATTTTAGCACGAATTACGTCGGGTGGCGCCGCGTTGAACGCCTGATAAACTGCGTTGTGACCATCCACTTCGACCATGTCTTTAAAAACACGATGTTCTATGATTACCCCGGGTTGATTGACAAGTGATTCAATATGATGAGGATAATCCAACTCGCCACACCACATCGTACAGATCAAAAACTGGGGTGATGTCATGTTATTAGGTAGCGATCAAGTGCAATGTGGAGTGTTGTAATAATCACACCACGTACAGTTGGCTCTGTTTTTGATCGCAATACCTTTTTTCACGCTAGCCAGCATGTTATTGATGACCTTGAGTGATCTTGCTGTAGTCACTTCACCCACTGAAGTCGTCACTAATTCACAGTGTTTGTCTTTTTTGGCGCTGCGTTTCAACAAGATGAATCCACACCTGATGTCTTTAGGATCAGTGCCAGTCTTGATCGACCAAAAGTTCTTGTAAAGAACAAGTTGGGCTGTGACATTTGGATCGCCCTTCTTTTCTGAAGTCCAACCCCATCCCGTAGTCTTCCAGTCGAGCAACCAGATTAGAGTCTTGTTGCGAGGGCCTTTGCACTTGATGATACCGTCGATAAATCCCTTGAAAGCATGTGGTTTATCACCAATTTGCTCATAAAGGTAATGTTCTGCATCAACAAATTCCCATTCAGGAAAAGTTTCATCAACCCAAGCAGGAACGTCAGCTAAAATTTCTTGAGCTTCTTTGATGTAACGCTCGACTGAACTAGGTTCAAATCCTTGAATCTCTTTGTTCTTTTCCCAAACTTTCCGAATCATCGCTTCGGCAATTTCAGGTTTCATCACACGAGTTCTAAGAAAATCCTCGCAAGAAGCATGAACCGCTGTTCCAAAATCCATAAGAGGACCAGGTTTCCCTAGATCAATTTTGGCAACGTATTTTAGTTTATGTCGATACGAACAACTATTCCAGTCACCCATCTCTGAAAAAGAGACATGAGGTTTTCCTGTAGGCAAGTTTTCGTATTTTGGTTTTTCTACGAGATCTGCTTGGCCTTTAAGGTGTTGTTCTTCAATCTGCTTCCGATCTGACATTTGCAGATCTTATGGCTTTATTACCTCGAGTTCACTGATTTGCCAAAGAAACCCTCGCGGCGTAACGATTGCAACTCTCTTTCGAAAGCCCCAGAATCACCTTTTTGTCCCAATGTTCGACGATAAGCGGCTTCAAGTCTTTGAGCAACTAAAGTCTGTTCTTGTTCTTTGACATTGATCAGGTGACCGGTGGCAGTCCATTTATTGATGAGTTCAATTGTGTAATCGTCTTGTTCCATATTTCTATTGCGCTCTCGGTGGGAGTTGAACCCACCTTTACTCGGATTGAAAGCCGGTCGCCTAAACCGCTAGGCTACGAGAGCATGAATCTTAAGTCAAATCGGAGGATTTTGTGCTTCAAGCAGGGCTGTCTGACGCCTAATAGCATCACGTAAACACATCACTTGTTCTTTGAATTCGCTCGGTGTCAATGACAACATTCGATCAAACAACGGCAGATAATTGTCACGTGTTTCACGAATTTGCTTTAAGCGAAAATCACGACTAGAGTTAGACAATGATCTAAGATTATCTAAGCGATCACATGCTTTGATAACATATGGACGCCAATCAGTACACATGTTGAAACGTTCAAGGTAACCTTCTTTTGGTGCCTTACTCAATGTTTTGATGATACAGACAACGTCAGTACCAAAACAATGTTCAATTAGCGCTGGTGGGAGATTGGGGGCGTCTTCGATGATATCGTGCATGAGAGCGCAGACAATCATTTCTGATCTGATGATCTTGACTTCGTCTATTAGAACAATAGCCACTCGTCTCACGTGTTCAAAATAACGAAGAGGTTCTCCGGCTGAATCTAATTCTTTTCTGACCTGTGCTCTGTGTCCATATTTTGCCAGAGTATACGCATGTTGAACATCCAGTAGAACACTGGGCGCCAAGAATGGTTCGAGCCGATTGAAAAAACTAACACGATTTTCTGTCATTGTGAGATGATCACCCAAATGATAGCATAGTGCGTGAGATGATGAACCAGCTGGTCAATCCCAAGAGACCACCAAAAGTAATCATTATGCTTCCATTGCGTAGGAGTTGCAATTGCGGCATCCGCTGCAGTAAGTGGTTTGAAGCGTCCCAAGTATTTTTTTGAAGCTTTGATGCGATCCATGATGAAGTGAATCACGGCATCAAAAACAGCTAAAAAGAGAGCTTTACCTAGGCCAACAAACCAACACGTAATTAGGAATGTGCCAAGAGCGTGCACTGCTGCATGTGCCAGTAAAGGCAAGAAAAAGCCCCAATCGTCTTTAAATTTGCCAAGCATGTAGCGACGTTGTAATGGATAGTCAGCTAAAAAATGCTTGAGTTGAAATGCCAACAGTAACGTAAAGACGACTGAGAGGGATGTCATCCTAGTCTAGCTCCCGTTTTTACAGCACCAGACAAGAATACAGCAGAAATTTCACCATCCTCGGAAGAAGAGTTTTCAGCTGCCAAAATCATGCCATGGCTCTCAAGACCCATCATCTTTCTGGGGGCGAGATTTACGATGAATGCCGCAGTTAGTCGAACAATGTTTTCAGGAGAATAACATTTTCCAATTCCTGCAAGGATTTGGCGAGTGCCAAGATCGCCAAATTCAACTGTCAATTTCAAAAGCTTGTCTGATTTAGGAACTCGCTCAGCTGCTACAATGTAGCCTGCGCGAATGTCTACTTTCATAAAATCTTCAAATGCAATGTTGTTAGAAACAGACTCAATCTCGCTCATGACTTCCTCGTCAATAGGTCTAAAACGCCAAATGCATCAATCGTTACGTTGAAAACTATCAACCACGTAGGTTGATGCGTGACGATACACCATGTTGTGATTCCAATTCCAACAGCAAGTAAGAAAATTCTCAAAATTTTCATGACAGTTCTTTCAACGCTAATGGCAATTTCTTGCACATCTCAGCAGTTTTAGGATGTGGTTCAAGCGCAATTGCAGTAATTTGTCCGCCGACATCTGGTTCACGAAAAGCAGACCATCTAATACCATGATCTTTTGCGTCTGCAATTAGACGCATGAGTTCGACCTCGTCAGCGACAGACAACAACGCGAGATAGTTCGAGTTGGTGAACCATTCACCGTCTCTGTCCGGATGTTCAGCTGTAAATTGCCTCATCGCATGACACGATTGAACAGCTTGATAACCAGGAGCGATGTCTCGACGTGTCACTAGGTAAAGTTTGTCACCCATCTTAATGGTGGCCATGGCACGCCTCACGCTCTTTTTTCTAGAGGCTTTTGAGTGACCAGAACCGCTCTTTCCGAGATAGACTGAGGAGTCTGTGCGAGAGACCGGATTTGCTGCAAGTCTTCTGTTTGAGGCAATGACACCGTCGAGGAGCGCTCGAGTAGTTGCATCAAACTTTCCAGTGTCCACGACTTTCCTCCGTGGTCTTGTACGATTCGAAGCAGGTACTTTAGATCTGGTTTGTTGTTTAGCGCGCATTTTTCAATTTGATGATATGCAATTCCCCGGAGCAAACCGTAGGCAATCATGTGATGACGTGCATGTGAACCCAACATACGTTTGGATTCCCAAAGACGATGTTTTTGTTCCTTTTCGCTCTTAGCGATGCGAAACGAAATAGTTGAACCCGCAGCGTGAAACCCGCGAACTTTTGCACGGAGAACTTGAAGACCGATGTTATACGACATGTGAAACCTCTTAACTCAAACACTAATGACGAAACGAAAATTCGTGACGAACTAGTGGAGGAGGTCCTCTTACTCGCGGTTCAACCGCATTGCATTCACAAGAAGCGTGTCATATTCTTGAGATAACTATCTGTCAAGAGTGCGAGATGTACAGGTCACTTTTTCCAAGGAATCGTACGTGCATCTTGAGTTTCAAAATCATAAACGTATACGTCAATGTCTGACATGACTTCATTGATGATGGCTTCGACTTTTTTCCATTCGCCACCTGCAAGTCCGCAACCGATGCGTGGCATGTGTACAGTTGCGGGAAATTTTCTAGCGTTGGCTGCGACGTCATTGAGACATTTGTGAAGAGCGTCGTATCTAATCGGTTCAATGCCGTCTTTCGCCATGATACCCATTTGAGCTACCATGTTGGCGACAAAGATTTGATTGTCAGCAGTCTTGTCGACTATAACGTTGACGGTCTGACCAAGCTCGAGGCGAACGTTGATTGACATGTCATTGATGTTTGTTTCGTCTTGTTCTTGATACCAACGACGATAAACTGCTTCTGGCTCAGGCCATTTACGTGACAGAGACAAGACGAACCCACGTCCCCACGCACCGATGTCATTGCAGACGTGCGCCACAATCTTGTGACCATGCCCATGAGGTTCAGTCGCATCGCCGATGAGGTAGTGAATCATGAATCAATTTTAGGATAATTGTCGTGATAACAATGACGGCCATGGCGACAATTGTATTGTTGCGAATTCTGTTGATCTTCTTCCCGAATACTCATAATTTAAGTTCCTCGCAATGTTAGAATTTGTGCGCGCCAACAAATCTGTCAATGATATGCCAGTGATCACTGAAGAATCGTTCACGATTATTGTTGACATCATTCAACGGCATCCACCAAGCCTTGTCAGCGTCATCCGCGCCTTTCACCTCGGGTAGCTCTCCATCTGGTAATTTGAGGCAAAAGGCTTGGGTGATTACTCGACCTCGAAGATCGCGCAATGGATGGTCGAATGTTCCTTGATCGACAATGGAATTTGTCAAATAACTTCGAGCAAGTCTAATACTCGTCTCTTCCTTGAGCTCACGAATGCAACTCTTTTCCAGTGTCTCTTCTACGTCGAGATAACCTCCTGGAAGTGCGATTAAACCTCGTCCGTATTTTCCGCCACGGCGGACAACTAGGATGTGACCACTGCATATGCACACTGCATCCACAGTGTTAAAGGTTGGCGGATGCTTGACACCGATAGAATGCAATCGATCGCGCCATTTTTCTTGTTCATCCCAGATGAAGTGTTGTTCATCATGAAGACGTTTGAATTCTTCAGTTTCCATCCACGCTGCAATCCCGACGTAGACTGGTTCAGGAAGAAAATTCTTGATGCCGATCTTGTCTTGCGTGAACATCAGATCTCTAACGCGAGATGCGTCTAGGTTGATGTCGATCTTTGGTTCAAGACATGGTCCCCATTGCGGAAACAAGTTGAGATAAAAGCTAGAAGCGTCTTTCTTGAAACCGATCAGCTTGACGTCTTTTGATGCGCCAATGTGATCACTAATTGCCTTTTGAACACCAGCGATCCATCGAAGATTGTTGTAGTAATAATCTTCGAGACGTGCAAATCGAAGTCGATTATTTTCTTCATTTGTGAGGCAAGACCGAATCATTGCCTCGCGCTCATCAGCTGACCAGGGATTACGAGTGTCAGGAGCTTGATTGCTACTGCCCAAACCAATCACCAAAGTTTCAACTTGTTTAAACGCAAAGCGCACCAATTCTAGGTGCGCATTATGAAATGGCTGAAAACGCCCAATGAGAACTCCAAACTCGTACATGCCACTCTCCGTGAAAGTTCCAGCACAACCCTCTCTGGATTGATTTGCTGTGATGGCGGTTTGCCATCTATTGATTACGTATCAACTCTCGTTAGAGTTGTTCAACTCTTCTATGTCAAAGGTAATGAACAAACGATCTGACTCATCTTTTCGAACACGAATTGGTACCTTAAGTTGTGTACCATTTTCGCAAACGACGCATGCATATACTTTGCATTTATCGCCGTCGATTTGTTCATGAATTTTTGCCACAGTTGGTAAGTCGAGAATAAAATCCTTGCTGAGCGCAACGGTGTACTTCAATTTAATTTTCTCTTGCTAACAGCACGATCTTTCATGTGTTCCCAATCTCGATCATCAGGACTACGAACTTCTAGATTTTTAGCCCAAACACCTTTCAAAACTTTTGGATCAATGCCTAAAGATTCAGCAATGAAAGTTAGAGCATTCAAGTCTTTTGGAAAACAATGACCGCCAAATCCGCGAACGTAACGACCATCATGAGCTGGCACTGGTCCTGGCACGGCCCAATGACTGTTTCCTAGTCGAGTGTCGAGCTTGGCGTATTCAACAACTTTATCATAGTCAATGTTTAGACCCTTGTTGTCAAGTGCTTCACAAATCTGTGCCATTTCATTAGCGAAAGAGACTTTGGTTGCGAGAAAACAATTAATGGTGTACTTTACCATTTCCGCAGTTGTTGAAGACGTTTTGACAAGCGGAACCTTTGGAAATGCAGATTGAAAAACTAGCTTGACAGTGTTGATCCATGGTCGAGGACCTCCCAAAATGATGCGATTCTGATTGCGCATATCATCCAGAGCATTTGCTTCTGTCAGAAATTCTGGATTGAAGACAACTCGAAGTCCGGTGTTATCAAACGTCTTATTCCAACGTTCTGTCGTACCGGGCGGGACAGTTGATTTGACAACTGCAATTCGGTTACCGGGTAATTTGCTTAATTGTTCTAGAACGCCCTCTACAATCGACAAATCAGCCTCGCCGTCTTCAAACATTGGAGTTGGAAGACAAACGAAGTAAACACCAGAAAATGTCTTGAGTGCTTCACATGAGGCAACTAAATCTTCAACAGATGAAGCAGGTAAGAGATCATATGACGTGAGTCCTTCAGAATGAACAGTCACTTCGTGTGAATGTTTCGCTCCTGGTGCTTGTTTGCCAGCCTTGTCGTACGTATAGACGTCAAACCCACGTTCTGCAAAGACAGTAGTGAGCGAACCACCCACAAAACCTTGTCCGATCACTGCAATTGATTTCATGATGTTCCTTCAGATGATGTTCATGTCAAGAACATTGACATCTAACGTGTATTTGACGCCATCCTTAACGCCAGACAATTTGGCAACGTTGGATAACAACGTGTCGTCTTTAAAGACTTTGAACTTAGGAAGTGTTCCTGCGAAAGAAGGAGGAATGTCACCATTGACTGTAAAGGATGGTTTGTACAGCACTGAACATTCTATGATACACAAAAGATCATCTGAAACACTGACGCTAGTCGGAAATTCACCGATTTCTTTCATGAATGAATTAGCGCCGTCAATTAGCGTTTCAATAAGCGTTTCATACCATTCTCGAACCGTACCAGTGAATATTGGGCCGGTGATTTTCTCATCAGTCAATTTAACTTCTTTACCGGTAAGCTTATTGACAAATTTGCCTGGTGCTCTGCTCCAAAAGAGCGGGTGCAAAATTTTAGTGGGGATCTCTCTAGCTTCACTGAGTGTGAAGACGACATTGTCTAGACCGATAGATCGATTGAGAGTAATTCCGATCTCTAAAAACAGTTCTTGTGTTCGTGTGATGATTGCATTGTCAAGTTCTTTGACGGGTTGTTTGGGTAATTCAACTGCATAGCAATTTGCCGGCGTCATGTTAGCCACAATCATAACCAGCTGATCGAACAACTGTTTGGCCTCGCCTCGTACAATGTCATTTCGAAGCCTGTCAATATATTTTGAAGTCATACGTTCAATCCTATTTCAGATTGAGAAAACTGTTCAAAGGCTAGCAAGTTCAATCAATTTACGCGCCGTTCCTGACCATGCATCTTCTTCTGTAATTTGTGCCACTGCATGATCAATGATTGATTGACGTTTTGTTGCATTCATTGACTCAATCTCTCGAATGATGTCAGGCACTTGCTCAATGTTATCGTATAGAATTACAGAATTCAAGCCTTCAAGGTATGTTTCAGATCCTTGTGCCTTACTTCGAATACTGAAGCATCCCTGTGATGCAGCTTCAACGTCTTTGACCCACATGCCAGTGTTGAAATTCAATTCCTTGCCATCAACATAAATCAACATGTCTTCATTGTGCACGAAGATTCGTAGCTCTGAAAGCTTTTCAAGAAACTCAGGATACGCTAATGAGTTACTTGCAAGAACTGATGTCTTGATGCCAGATGACTCAATTGCATCTAACAACATTTTTCTACGAGGGTGAACAGACCCTACGAATCCAACAGTGTTCTTACGTTCCAGGTATTCAGGTCGTTGCACACAATAGCGAGACAACACACCCATCTTGACAAAGGTTGATGGCATGCCAACACTAGCGAGATAATCAACCCACCACTGCGTCGTCAAGGCAAAAGATTTGACATTGACGTGTTGCATGATGTGATGATATGCGCCTTTGAAAGGCGAGTCATCCATGAATGATTGCCAAGGATCTTGATCGTAAACGACCAATGAAGCCCCTTTGAGCCATTTTCCAACAGCTTCAGAATTTCGCATTAACGTCCGCTGTTTCAAACAACTGATGAACCCGTCAGCAGGACTCGATGGCGCATACAAAATGTCTTTCAGTTCGACCTGAATCAGATTACATTTTTGGTCTAAAGCTATCTCTAGTTGGTGTTGAAAACAATTGCTTCTGACGTAATCAATAGTGTCAACTAGTTGAACAATGTTCTTCATGTCTTGGGTTCAAATTCAACTTGTTTGATGATCAATTTGCCAGTCGCGTCTTCAAAATACGCATTAGGATATGGGTCTTCACGACACCTGATGTGATTCCACAATTCCTTACAAGTCATTGCTTCAATAGCCACGGGATAAGGTTGGCTAGGAACTGGACGCATTGGGTTGGGTAATTTGCTGTGTTCAGGTTTCAAGCGCTTGACTTTGATCCCTTCGCCAGTTTGTTTTGCGTATGTGTTATTCGGAAAATTTGTGATAAATCGTATGACAAGTGTTGATGATGCCACGGTAATATTGCGTAACACGTCATGAAGGTGACCGCGAAGATCGATCATTTCTTTGTCAATGATCTGACCTTCGTCAAATTTTTCATCCAGCTTGAACAGTGTTGCATACGTTTGTTCAACACCATCTAGAATTTGATTTTGAATGGGAGATCCGCCGGCGTAATGAGGCAAATCAGATGGATGCATTCCAATGACCAAACGATTGTTAACAACGTCGGCAGGAACTTTCCAACTCCATCCTAACAAGATGACAACATCCCATTCACCATTGACTTCGTCTAACAATGCTTCAGGCGTTTTGACAATTTTGTAAAAGTGATTGCGTTGTTGCATCATCGGCGCAACTGCAAAAAATACTTTTTCAGCCCATTCTCGATACAGTGCAAATAGAATTTTCATGGCGCCTCAAAGGGATGATTTTTGAACCACCAATGTGGGTGAGTCAACATGTAAATGGATCGACCGGTCGCAAGACCTTGAGACGGATGAGTGCGCCAGCAAAGGTGCGGGTTGAATCCCTCGTTGGCATAGACAACCTTCGAGAGAATTCGATCTTCATAGGCATGGTAATCTAACTTTAGCTCTTCAGAGATTTCTTTCCAGTGCTCCTCGAGCCATGGGAGTGAATTGTGAAGGTAATTGATGTCACGGTGGGGTGCCAATCCTCGAATTGGAAAAAAAGCCCTCAACATATTGAGTTCGCTTTCTAAAACGTCTCGTGGATTGAGCTTATTGATCGCAGCAAATTCGACAAAATTAGTGTGAAGTCCTAATTCCATTCCGTGCTCGCTGGCATGTTTCAAAAGCTTGAAACATGGATAACTCAATGGATTGTATTCAGCGCCGGCAACTCGAATGAACGTTGTTGATCTAACGCCCATCTTCAATTCAGAATTGATGACGTGTTCAAGAGATGACGGTTTATGATCTAGATCATGCCGAATGACAAAAAAATACTTGTCTGGACATCCAAGTTTAATGAATTCAGACAGTGTGACAAATCGATAACCTTCGCATAATGCGTCATTGATGATCCATTCGTATGTTTCCATACTAAAATCATTATGCGAAGTAAGAATCATTTCCAAACCTTAACCATCTGATCATAACACGCTGATGCTTGTTGGAAAGCTAATTTGAATTCTTGATCTGAATAATTGAAACGACGATTTTCAGCAAAAATGCCAGACATACTGGCGCCGATCAATGCAAATCCCCTAATTCGATCTTGATCTCTGCGCCAAACCTCCATCACTTTATTGATGACGTGTTTTTGTCCTTTCAATGAACGATGCACGCCATAATGAAATGCTTGACATTCATTGGCATAGTGACAATGTAGGCCTGCCGGCGTCAATGAAGCTGGGAGGCTCGTTCCACGCAGGACAATATCATGATCTGTGTCAACCTGGCGATCACAATATAGTTCATCTTGAGTGTCATTGAACGTCACTTTAGGGCTGAAAACGTTGAGGCCATGAATGTGATCATCAGTCATGTAATCATGCAGAGGTGCCTGGAGACCTGTCACTCGTGGATTGTCGCGAAACAATTTAGCAATTTCTGCTAGCGTATTCTTTTCTGCCAGCACTGTGTCCGCGTCAATTTTGACAAAAAGTTCATGACCATCACGCTGATCTTTCCAAGCATGCCACAATGCATTGTGAGCTTCTTTTTCCTTCAGTCCAGCTACGATGAAATGAGTAACAGTGACGTCTTCTTGATGCTGAATGCGGTCTAGACACGTTTGGAAGTCACCTTCATTCGTGTACATGGTTCCGACAAAAATACGAGGCAATTCAATCATGTCTGCTCACTCATCGATTCCCATGTCGATTTCAACATGTACATAATGATCTGATCGTGATACGTCCCGTCACGCCATAATGATTGTGTCAATCGACCTTCTTCTTTGAATCCCAACGATTCATAGATGTGATGTCCAACTTCATTGTAGACAGCGGTCGTCAAGCTGACGCGGTGTAGGCGCATGTCATCAAAACATCGACGCAACATCAACGTCCACATCAATCGAGCGTAACCTTTACCTCGAAAATCATTATGAATGTCGGCACCCAAGACACAGTTTCGATTACCAGAATCGACGTCGTAAAACTTGGTGAAGCCCGCGGGTTTATCGCCAACTTCAAAGATCAGACGTAGTTGATTATGATTATTCTTGATTTTGTTCCACCACGCCAAGTGTGAGTCCATTGTGATGGGTTCTGCGTGTGTCATGTTCTTCAAGACAACTGGATCATTGTGAAGTTCCACAAGAAACTTGTGATCATCATCCGTGACAGGACGAAGTTTGAAAAGAACTGGATTTACTGCACGTTTGACGATCACTTTGTCAATTCCTTGACGCGTTTAGCGATGTGTTCAAGATCTTCGTTCTCCAACCACCACCCGCAAGGCAATGAAAATTGATTGTCGCTGAATTCGCGGACGCCAGGTAAATCTGTTTGTGAAGACTTGAAGGCAGTGTATGCGTCATTCGGTACATGCACGACCCCAGCCATGATTCCTTCAGCGTTCAATACACGAAGCAGCTCATCGCGAGAGATGGATGATTTTGCAGGATCAATTTTCATGGTGTAAACCCAAAAACTAGATTCTGCACCAACAGGACGTGACGTCGGTTTTACAGTCTCGCAATCACTAAACATCTGATCGTAAAGTTCAGCATTGGCGCGATGCGCCGCGATGGTGCGATCAATGAATGGAACTTGCGAGAGACCAATAGCGGCAGAAACATTATTCATATTGAACTTGTAGCCGGCTTCTTCAACATCGACGTCCCACTGTTGACCTTTCCAATCCCCCTTTTCGTCCTTGGCTTTATCACGATCTAGACCAAACCACTTCAATGACTTGGAGCGCGAATAATCAGATGATGATTTGCTAATCAGCGCGCCGCCATCTCCAGTAGTGAAGTGTTTGATTGCTTGAAAGCTGTAACAAGTAAAGTCTGCCCATTCATGAATAGGCTTGTTTTGATATCGTGCACCAAACGCGTGGGCGGCATCAAGAATCAATTTGATCTTTAGATCTTGACAGAATTTTTGCAACATGAATAGGTCTGGAGGCGTGCCAGCCCATGCAACGGCCATCACAGCCTTTGTCTTGTGAGTGACTTTTTTCATGATAGAGTGCGGGTCTATCATGCCATGAACAGGATCGATGTCTGCCCAAACTACGTGTGCTCCAAGATTGACAATGGGCGTATTCGACGCCACGCATGTCATTGGCGTAGAAATAACTTCATCTCCCGGTCCTACGCCCGCAAGTTTAAGAGCCAAAGTCAAAGCGCTTGTTCCACTATTTGTCAATGCTAAGTGCTTAGTTTCAAGGATCTTTGACAACTTCTCTGTCAATTGAGTAACTTGAACACCTTCATTGATGAAGCCTGAATTAAAGACCTCTTGAATCTTTGAAAGAGCTAAGTCAGAATTGACGTTGACTTTGAACAGTGGATAGTTCTTCATGTCATTTCCTATTTGTCATAATTTCTTCGATCGGCGCGCCCTGAAACTTATCAAGTCCAGGTTCAAGAATTCCTAAACGATCAAGATAAGATTTCAAATCATCTTGTGACATGACAATGTCGGAACTAGCGTAAGTAAATCGTGTGCCGCCGCCAGCTATGAAAGCGGGACCGATAACGTAGTTTAAACTTTCTTTAGGCGGTATCAATAACACTTTTCGAGTACGAACAGATTCAGATTCATTGATCAGATCTTCGTGCTTCTTTTCACCTGGTCTGAGACCGATGATTTTGACAGGTTTATTGTATTTTTCTGAGAAGATCTGAGCTAGATCACCGATCTTCATTGCGGGTAAACACGGAATCCATGTTTCGCCAGACTTACCATGTTCAAGAGTTTTTTTGATCAAATCTACGCTATCATCAAGTGTCATGACAAAGCGCGTCATGTCTGGATCAGTGACTGTCAAACAATCATTATTTTCAGCTTGGTACTTGAAAAGTGGAATGATGCTACCTCTTGATTCAAGTACATTGCCATAACGAACAGCTAGAAATTTGGTACTTGGAAAGACGTTTGAGTGACTGGTGACGATACGTTCAGAGATCGCTTTACACATGCCATAAACGTTGACAGGCGAACACGCTTTGTCGGTACTGACAAATAGAACTCTTTGAACATTGATGGCAGGTGATAAACTAACGACGGCATCGACGACATTTTGAGTGCCTATTAGATTAGTCGCTACGCTTTCGCTTGGACTCAATTCACACGTGTCAACTTGTTTGAGCGCAGCTGCGACAATAACTGTATCGGGTTGATATTGTCGAATGACGTCACGCATTCGAGAAAGATCTCTTACGTCACCAACATAGAATTCTAACTTATGTGGTAAACATGCCGCCGTAAAACTAGTCAACTCATTTCGAATAGACCAATGTTTTGCCTCGTCTCGAGAACAAACAGCGACATCACCATCAGGTAACATTCGTTCGATTAATTTTCGACCTAGCGATCCAGTGCCGCCGATGATGAGAGTCTTAGACATGTTGAACTTTAAACTAAGCGAGTAACCATGTACTGGTCACGTGGAACGATCGTGGCAAATCGAGTGCTTTGATATCCGATCTTTTGTAGATCTTGCGCACTTGTCCATGATCCCGTGATGCCAGGCGTACCATACGGATTCAGATCGCAATTAAAAATGCCACCGTCATGGATTGCAATGTTAGGATACATGTCGTGGTATGCGTGTTGAAAATCTAGTTCAGTGAACTGTCCGCGATCATGCAACTGATTGAAAACTGTCTTCAGCGCTTGATAGCGATTGAGCGCAGGCAGCTGTGTTAAAAAATTTGTTGACCAAAAACTGCCTTCAACACGTTGAAGATTAATGCTTTGACCGGTCACTTTATTTGTGTGTGATTGCCAAAGATTTCGCTTAGAGTCAGGTCGAGGTTCATCTTTGTTGTAGAGATGAAAATTTTCAACTGAGTATTCATGCAATCGCATGCCACCTAAATTTGGGTGACGATCTAGGAATTTAACGCACTCATCAAGATGATAAGCGCCATAGTGCATCATGTCAGATTCAATAACGTACGTATACACTGGTGGATCAGATTTCAAACTTTCAAGCCACCAATCGATTGCTGTCCAATAGCCTACATTGCGATCACATCGATAAACATTGTCGACTGTATTCAGAATTTCTTCTGAACTCAAGAAAGTCGAAGCGTTGTCAAAAACAGTAATTCTCGACTTCCAGTCTGGAGGACATTGCGTCTTGATGTTGTCAAAGACTTGTTTTACCAACTCGTAACGTGATTGTTCGAGACAACATGTGACCAGGAGAATTGCAGGTTCTTTCACAGTGATTCAATCAATCTTCGATATGGTTCGTAACCCATAGGGAGCTTCAGGTGTTCGACATTTGGAATCTCAGGACGTGCCATTGAAACATCATCATTGATGGCACCGGTCGATAGAACCATACTCGCGACGCCAATGTCACGTGAAACCACAGGAACTCCTATGAGACCACACTCGATCAGTGATTGTGGACCACCTTCTTGTCGTGCTGTCACAGGATAAAGATTAAGGACCTGGTACAGGTCATTGATGGTTTCCTGTGAAGGTTTCTCGAAGTAGTGGTACCGTATATTTGCAGCCTCTAGACGCTTCATCAAGTATTGTCGTCGCCACCCTGCCAGGACAACCTCTAATGGAAAATGCTGTTTACATCGATCTCTAAAAGCAATGATTGCGTCAGCCAACAAGTCCGGACCTTTTTCGAGTTTCGGACTAATCAGATCATGACCTTCGGTATCACGTTGAAAAGATCCAATGAAATATGTGGGAGATTCAGCTCCCATTCCTCGAGGAAGCTTGTATTTTTCCCAAAGCTCTGCGACTTTATGATCAACATGAGTTCGCCGCCAAATCTTTTGATTGGCCCAGTAGTTGATAACGTGAATTGGTTTTTGTGTCAGAGGTTTGATGAAAGCTTCGGTATGTTTGTTAGGTACATGATACGCAGTGACAATTTGATCACGATATTCAAATTCCATTCGTTCACGTGGGCCAAATTTCTCTGGTACGATGTGATGCACCGTAACCAACACCTTCTTGTCAAAGAGAATGTTGCGAGGAACTTGCTGCCAGCACCAATCCGCCATTAACCAAATGACGTCAGCCTGTTCTGGGCGATTTACAGCGATATCACAATTATCGTCGTTCCATTCTTTCACAAATCGATCGACAATCCAATTCTCACCAGGCGCTAGAACAAAGACTTTTTTCAATCAATTCTCTCCTTAACTGCGAGAGCAACATCATGATCAACCATTCGCTTCACTAAGCCGTGGAAGTCTACTTTAGGTTGCCAACCTAATACCTGATGTGCTAGTGTCGGATCCGCGCGCAAAGTGTTAACTTCAGACGGTCGAACAAGTTTGGGATCAAGCTTGACATAGTCAGATGCTTTCAAACCCGCGTATTCAAAAGCAGTGTCGACGAATTCTTGCACGGTGTGATGTTCGCCCGTTCCGACGACGTAATCGCGAGCTTCTTCTTGTTGCAACATCATCCACATAGCTTCAACGTAATCGGGGGCATAGCCCCAGTCACGTTTCATATCCAGTGGCCCAAGCAACAGTTCTTTTTGAAGACCATATTTGATACGACCTACTGCCCGTGTTATCTTCCTCGTGACGAAGCTTTCGCCGCGGCGTTCGCTCTCATGATTGAAGAGAATTCCGCTACAAGCGAAGATTCCATAAGCTTCGCGATAGTTCTGTGTGATGTAATGACCAAAAGCTTTGGCACACCCGTATGGAGAGCGTGGATGAAAAGGTGTTGACTCACGCTGGGGCGTTTCTTGCACTTTTCCAAACATCTCAGATGAACTGGCTTCATAGAAGCGTATCTTCAAATGTGAGCGTCTAATCGCCTCTAATATGTTCAGTGGGCCAATTGCCGTCACGTTGACAGTGTTAATTGGTTGTTCGAACGACTGGCCGACATGGCTTTGTGCTGCGAGGTTGTAAACCTCGTCTGGTTGTATCTCTTCGATCAACGTTCGAATACCAGTAGCGTCTGCGACGTCGCCATGATGTACATGAAAATGACTGCTGTGCATAGCATCACGTAAATACCCCCAACGATCTGGAGTGAATTGTGTGGATTGTCGCACCAACCCGTGAACCTCGTAACCTTTGCTTAATAGCAAATCAGCAAGGTACGATCCGTCTTGTCCAGTCACGCCTGTGATCACTGCTTTCTTCGTCACTTTTTCTCCTGTTCTACGTAACGCCATACGAACTTTCCTGCAGTCTTTAGGTGACCTCGACAACATTTTACAATGTTCGTTGCTGGTGTGCCTGTTTTCCGTTGTGCATCAGCAATCGATGCATGTATTTCAATGAATTCACTATTCTTTGTGAACTGCATGATACATCGACGATTGGGCTGTCCTGCTCTAATTGCAAGGCATATTTCTTTGTTTAAACACTTACCGTAAAATGGATGTTTGACACCGCGTTTTGAAGCACCAATGTTCTCACATGTCATCTTGGAACGCTTTTTCCCAGTGTTTGAAATACGCAACCTTTCAAGATGAATTGTTGTCTTTACTAAACCTTTATGAGACAAGCTATTCTTCTGACGTGATTCAAGTGTGTGTTCATACCCATGAACACCATCACCTCCTCTCGTCATGTTATAACCGAGATTACCTTCATCAAATGCATATGAATGACGTTGTGTAATCCACAAAATCTCAGCGTGTTTGACACCATCAAGTGTTCGTAACACGTCTAAGACTTCATGTTCCCAGTTCACATCGCCGTGTTTTCTGATAGCATTGTGAAATAAGCGTTTTGACCCAATCTTGGAATCATAACAATGATCCTTCCACCGACGCATCATAGCATCATAGTATGACTGACCTTCTTCGACGGCAGCCCAACCAATGTAACGTTTGGTGTTGTTGAGATTGGTATGAACGTAGACAACGTACACAAGTAATCTTACTGCCTGACGAGCTCTTCGAACAACTTGATGTAGCGTTTTGCGACAGAAGAGATGTCAATGTCGGCGATTGATGAGTAATCTAATTGACTTCGATCAGGAAGTTCTGACACTTGTGTGATGTCAATCGGTGGCGGGTTATCATAATCAGTCAACTCAAAATTGTACGCTTGTTCCTTTAGAACCACACCATATGAACCCACTAATTCTTTGGTACCACCCACGTCACTACAAACAACCGGCGTGCCTTGAGCAAGGGCTTCAACCACTACGTTAGGACAATGGTCGGCCCAGGCCAGATGTAACATCCAATTGGCTGCTGAATAAATTTGATTGTAAATCTCCGGACCGACTGGACCTGTGTAAAAAACGTGTGGATTTGCAATTCGAACGTCGGGATTGTTACCCAAAATTAAGAGACAACTGTTAGGATTCTTAGCATGAAGACGTCGGAAGAGTTCAACATTGGCACTTAGACGCTTTTGAGGGTGCCAATTTGAACTGCAGACGTACATCAGTTCATACTGAGCACGGAGATCGACCAAGGCTGGAATGGTCAATTCCTTGACGGGACTTAAGTCAATCCCGTTGCCAATCACTACCTCAGGCCTCCAGTAATTGTCAGCTTTCCCCCACCAGTATTTGATAAATGACTTGTCGAACTCTGACTGAAAAACAACAGCATCACAGTCGTAAAATAATGACTGAATGTTGAAATTTTTGGTGTGAAATTCATCAGGTTTAAACCAAATTCCATCCAGTCGTTGGACTACTTTTGAAGCCAGAGGCGCGCCCGAGCGTTCAATGAAAACCAGAGAAACATCTGCATTTTCATTGCTAAAAACTACCTCATGACCTGACTCAAATAATCGTCGAGCCAACCGATTGGCAAAGGTATTTGGCCCAGTGCCGGCGTTCAAGTTGACATTATCAAAATGTATACGCATTAGGCACGACGTTTAATCTCGTACAGAATAGGTTTTGCAAAATCAGTGCCATTCAACATAACCGCAAGCAACGCTAGTTCTTTGGTTTCGATGTTTTCGACTTTAGCACGATTGGTAAAAATTTCTGGATCTAGTTCCTGTTTTCCATTGACAAGAACACCATCATAGTACTGTTGAGCAAGGTAGTTCATTCCTTCGTTAGTGATAGGCATTTCTACTTCGCTGATGCACTCTACCAGGGTTTCAAAAATGGTTGTATAGATCTCGGTACATGCAACCAAATTCAAATCACGCTCCGCCGTTACCAACGGCTGTAGCTTAGCGTTCAACAATTTACTGATTGTCTCGTGAAATGCTCCGGGTTTCAATTTCATGATGTCATCCTTTTCTTGAATTCTTCCCGAAGTTCCGTCACCCATGGAGCTTTAGAATCTGAATAGAGATTATGCAGCATTTCAATGTCATGGTATGGCAGATCGGACAGGTTATATTCGTTGATCACGACTAAATCAGAGACATGAACATCATCAGCGACCTTGATTGACTTGAAATACTGATTAGTCAACCAACCAATTGAGTCATGTGTAAGTTTATGTTTTTGACTGCGTGTAAAAACAGATGTGATTTTTTCTTTGAGAGTGTCTCTAACCTCTCTAAGAACGTTGGTTGTCAATTCTGAACGACCATTGAACTCTTTTTGAATAGCGGAGTTTAAATGCGTCTCCAACAATTGAGTGAATCTTATGTGTTTGCCTTCCATGTTGCCTCTAAAAATGCATTATACTCATCGACGCACGTTTGCCATGTTAGAAGGGTGCGAGATTGGACATTTCCATGGTAAGGAGGAGATTCTAGGATGTCTTTGAGTTGTTCCCAGTCACCATATGCATGAGCGTAGCCTGCAAATTCTACAGCTCCCCCGCCATCTTTGTGAACCCATGTCGGCATATCACATGCTAACGCTTCGAGAACATGATTAGGCCCAGGATCCCACCGTGAGGCAGAAACATATAGATCATATTTGCCTAATTCTTTGCCTAGGCTCTTTCCACTAAGTGGCTGAATGACCTGTGTGTGCTTGAAGTTGCACTGGTGACGGCCAATATATGTGAACGTGAATTTGTCAGAGTTAACTCCAACGAACTCATCAAGCTTTTCATAAATATCTGCGCCCTTCATACGATTATCACTCCAATGATGAGCGACAATATTGAGTTTGCCATTGTCGAGTTTTGGTTGACATTGAAAGATTCCCCTGTCAACACCATTGTAGATGACAGTTTGATTTTTACACGCCCAACCTTTTTCATTGAAGTAGTCCTGTAACCACTTAGACACAAAAACAGTGGCATCGATGTGTTCTGACATCTTCAACAACATTGAGTCCATATGATTGGTTCCCTTGCGAGCATCATTTTCATTGACGCGTAATACAAGTTTGCAATCAGGTTTCATGTACGCTTTGTACATGATAGCTTGCTCAACGCTAATTTCAGCAGGACTTTGATTTTCTAGACCCACGAGAAGCATGACATCTGGCACCATGTTGATGGTCTGAGATCCCGCCAGAAGTTCAATTCCTTTACGAGAAGAAAATTCGTGGAAAGCTTTAATAAACAAATTTCCCCCGCCCCAAGGTCCAGAAACAGGAGAACGATTGACGTAGACTTTCATAGTCTCATCATATCACTAATTGACCAACCTTTGCATTAGCGCATTACAGGGAAAATGCGAGTGATAAATCTATCTTCAATTCTGGCGCCTGGAACTCGAGTTGGAACGGTATCTTTTGATGTCACGCCATCATAAATCGTTTCCAATACTTCGTAATCAAATGCATCGGGATGTGTGTTTGCAGGAAATGCACCCGGATCATTAGTGTAATCCAAACATGAGCCTAAATTTGGATTTGAGAACGTTTCATCACGGTGATTAAGTCCTAAAACATGACCAACCTCATGACACGCCACGTACATTCGCCAATCTGCACCTGAGTAGTCAGGTTTATCAAAATACGTATCGTTGAAAGTCACAGTTGCTTGAGTGATTTGACCAACATCATCAAACCAGACATTTGCCATGCCCAACCAACCATTTTCACCATATTTTGCATTACAAACTTCAACAGTTCCCGCCGCCGGTGGACATGTTTGAACGTCTACGGTTCCTGGAATGATTGAGGTGTTGATCACTCTTGATCTTGACCAATCGATTGATGCAGATGTTAAGTAAGATTGCCAAATTGGAGACAGGTTCTGTGACAGAGTGACCTCAGTTGGTCCACCAATTCCCCAGTGATAATTTCCCCAAGCGTGACTGACTGGTTTTTTAGGTCCACTATCACTAATCTTACCTGAGTCAGGTGTTCCAGAATCAGGTTTGTTTGTTTGATCGTCCGCGTCGCCACAGGAAAATGCAAGTAAACATATTGCGAAAGTTGCGATAATCTTTTTCATGTTGTCATCCGTTAACCACGAAATTTGATGATTCATCATCCACCCAAATGACTTGTGTCATTCCTTGGTGTCCATGGATTGATTCGAGAGTGTCGATATTAGGATAGTAGCACATTGATGACGCTTTGGTCAGCCAAACTAGTGCGCACCACCCTGTATCAAATTGACAACCTTCGGCAACCTTGCCCAAACCAGAGACGCCTGATGCGTCTTGGTTACGTTGTAGATAGAATCTTTTCACTTTACGTACCCTCTTGCACGAAGAAATAAAGCTTCGTCTCGTTGAAACATTGCATCCGGCGTCTGATACGTTTCTGGCGTGTCATTGATTGTGTAATGATACATCACGCGAGGCAAAAATCCTCTTCGAGTAGCATTGTGAAGAACTGGCAAGTATACAGCTTGATCGCCGGCTCTCTTGATGTATTCGCCATCTTCGCCTCGGAAGTTAATGTCAGGTACATCATTAATGAGTCGTTTTCGAAACGTTTTCAAATGACTGGAGACCCAGGGGTGCTTGTAAGGATCGGCATCCGGTGACATGGGTCCACTGATGTTCTTGTCAGAGAATCCCCAGCGATGTGCCGTCCACAAACAGTCAGCGGCGGTTGCATTATAGAGCGAGTTCAAAATTTTGAGACCGTCGATTTCAGTCAACCAGTCATCTGCATCAATACGACAGACGATGTCATCATCATCACACATTGAAATTCCATGAAGAACATTGGCAACTTCCCACTTCTTTTCTTTGTTCCAAACTTCATGAATTTTGTCGGAGTAACGACCGTTCATCAAACACTGGAATTGCAGAATGATCTGTGCTGATAATTTCTGATTCTCTTCGTCAGAAACGTCATCAATCAAAATCAGTTTCCAGTTATCGTATGATTGTCCACAAATCGAATGCAGCAATTGAGGCAAGTACTTTGCTGCATTGAACATCGGAGCGACAAAAACGAATCTATTTTGTTTTTCACCAGTTGTCATAGTCACTTACGTCGATCTCCTCGCCACACGTACATCGAACATGAATGCACATTCCTAAACTTGTGCTGGTAAACTCATAGGTGTATGCTCCACCCACCGGTCCGGAAAATCGATGCGTTTGTCCAGGTTGGATGTGACGTTCAGCGTCATGTTGTTTCATCCACTTATTGACAGCTTCTGATTGTTCTTTGTAGAGCCCAAATTCAGGCTTGTATTCAGTGTACGACTTACAAGCTATGTGAGTGGGAGTATCTGACACTCGTGAATCAGCACGATGTGCAGCACATGGACCTTCATGCCCGGCATCACGAGTACAACGCCAACCCCATGGGGGTTTAGTGCATGTTTCTTTTGCATCACCAGTCATCGCGAGGCGCTACCTTTGTTTCACCTTTACTGAGCAATACTTGACCATAGTCAATTTTGTCGTCAGAAAATTGTCGATCATCAAAGAACATACGACGGTCCATGATGATGAGTTCCTTTGTGGGATCATCAATTTCATCAATTAATTGACTACATTGAATGCCAGGATCTCCTTTACTGGGAAGGTGATAATCGTCGAAAAGTAGGAATTTGTTCCACTTGTCTTTTGTTCCCTCCCAATCAAGTTTTGTGCCTTCATATGAATGATCGCCATCGATGTAAACAAGGTCGTACGATTGATTGATCTGAGGTAACGCATCCTGCGACCGTGCCTTGACAAATTCAATGTTTCGAAACCAATCTTCAGGAAAAACAGCCTTCAAAGCCTTGACATAGGCTTCGTTGAGCTCTGGATCGATTGTGGTGATCTTTCCAATCACGCCAGCGTCATAAAATGCTCGCGCGGCGCAAAAAGTAGCATACCCACGGCCGAATCCAATTTCTAAAAATGAGGTCAAATTGTATTGACGAATAAGGTAATAGATGAGAATGCCACGTTCATAGTTTGAACGATAAAACGATCCGTACTTTTTGTAATTTGGATCGTTGGGTTTTCGATCACGTTTGGCAGTGAATTCACCAATGTAATCAAAATCTCCCATCGTGATGGTGTCTAAGTCAACGCCCATCTCTTGCAATTTCTGTTTGATACCGATTATCTTCATCATCTTTCCCTTAAGGAGTAACCATAACCTCCTCTAACGCCGTATGTATCGTGTCGTTCGACAGTTCCATCTTTTGTGAGTTTAGTCAACAAACTTGAAAGAGACGACAACTTAACAGACGATGAACAATTGTCGATATTTCGTTTCAAATCACAAGCTGTAAGAGGTTGATCAGATGATTGAAGAACTTTAAGTACGCATTCTTTGATTGTCAAGATTGCCACTCTCCACCAAGTTGCCTGTATTCAATTGGGTGAAGAATTGTTTCAGCATGAGCAATTCCGTATTTCATTCCTCCGCTGTAACCAAGATCGGTATATACCACGGTTTTTTCTGTGACTTCTCGCCATGAGAAACCAGCAAGAATGCCAAGTTCACGTTCTTCTGGTACATCATCTCGAAGTACGCCTTCTTGAGTGTACAAAGCATGAGATGCATAAGGTGCTTCACCCCGTTGCAAACAATCCCTCATACAGGCCCTCAAGTACCTCATGTTTTTTTCGATGTCGCCTGCATAAGGTGACTCCACAACAACTCGCATCATTTTTTGCATTCCATCACCTTGGGCTGAGTGCGCTTACAAGAAATGTGAGACGTACGAGTCTTTCCGTCCCACGGGCGATGCCAAATCCAACCCCCGAGCTTTGCTTTCATTTCAGCGGCACGAGATTCAATCATTTCATCAGTAACATCTTTCCAAGGCACACCAAACATCATGTTGTTCTCTGCGGTGTCAGAAACATCTTTGTCCCAAAGAGCATTCCAATGATTTTGCCAATAGTCACGATAAAGCTTGATTTTGCGTGGAAGATCATACCAACTGTAATGAAAGACACCTGGAATTGCAGATGTTGCGTTGTTGAACCAAGCTTCGTATTCTAGACGAGCCTGTTCATTCCCTAACATCGCCACTTGACGAGCGTTTTCGACCTCTTGAGTGTAGAAGCTGACATGAGGAAGGCGTTCACCAGTCTCTTTGTGAATCATGTCACACCCGTCAGTGCCAGGCTCTGCGTAAGATTGACCATCAGCATCTGTTCTGCGAAGTTCCACTGGAATTCCATGAGTCACGTGTGGCAAATTGCGACTTAACCTCCATTTCCAAGGCTGAACGTCTAGACGAACTTTTTCTGGCCCTCCCCAATATTCAATGACGGGCAGTGAAACGATGTCAATTCCTTTTGGAATGTTGCGACACAAGTCAGCAATTTTTGGAGCGTCATCCTCATGTACAATTTCATCAGAGTCCATCTGCCAACAATATTCTTTGGTGCACATGGCACGGGCTTCAGCTTTCTGCATGCCGTCGAATACTGGATGACGTTTTGATCGCCAGTCACGTTTGACTTGTTTGAGTTTCAATCGAGATTTTTGATTGAAATATTGAAGTCGTGATTCATCACAATCAAATAAAAGTAAACTTTCCGCGGCAGGCACAAGACTTTCTTGAAGATTGCGAAGTTCTTCCCACGTGCCATCTGTGCTGCCTCCATCAACTGCACAAACTTCATCACAGAATTGCAACATCGACTGAATACATTGTTTGAATGGATATTCTTGCACCACTGCATTGTAAGCAGTGGTGTAACCAGAAATGGTGGGTTTGTAATCCATCATCTTCTTGATGCCCTTCCAAAAAATACTGGGCGCAGTAAGGAGGTACTCATTGATTGATTCGATATCATCACCAGCAAACCATTCTTCATCCCTGTGTTGGACGTTGTCATTCAATTGCAGTTGACAACCCAATAGTTTTGCTTCTATGACCATGCGTGGACATGTATCACCGCCTTTAGGGAGGTAAACGAAACCTTCTGCAGAAGCCAATTTCTCAAGGACCTTGTCGTATGAAAGGTTCCAAACTACTTCGTAATCCTTGTTGTTCGTTTTGCACCATGATTCGGCCGCATCCAGGCCTTTAATCCACGATTGAGAACCGAGAACAATCCATTTTTTGCGATCTTCTGGTTTGGGCGAAACTGCCCTCAGACAGCCAATAGTTGCCAAAGTTTCACGATCGAAAACGCTGGATAGGACGATGTTGTCTTTTTCGGCGAGAAATGGGAACGTTGTCAAATAACGTTCCTTTTGTTTTTCACTCATCCACCACAAGCCCATTGATCCGTAGAAAAATGCACTAACGATCTTTCCGTTGGCTTGATTAGGACAATCACAAGGCACACCCAAAACTTCAAGGTGTTTTTCAGGTGATCTAGCTTTGCAAAATTTGTAATCGTATTCAACGATGCTGTATTTCAAATTTGCAACGATGCTGGGGATTAGCTGAGGATTTAATTCAGCGAAATTGCCAAAAATCCAAAATCGATCAACGCCATCTTCCAACAACTTCATAGAGACATCTCTAGAGTGAAGCTTGAAAACCTGGATTGGACAAGATCTGATCAGGGCTTCTGAAGTTAATTCAGCGCCTCCGACGTAATCTTCAACGAACATATCTGAAACAAAGATGACCTTTGCATCTGCTGGAATGTTTGCTTTAGGTGGAACACTGAAAACACTATTTTGAAAATCGAACGGTTGCACCGTTACATTCTAGCTAATGTTGATCAATCTGTTCATCTGTAGTGATAAACTCTCGTTAAAGATATTTACCGCTATCACAGTGATCCAGTGTGCTATGTCCAAATTTTGATTGTAACTTAGATCTTTAAGAAAATTAAGAGATCTAGATTCTCTAGAGAGAGATCTAGAGGACAGGGTTAAAGATTAATACTAGTGGATCTAGTTTAACGTGTGCGCGAGAGTTCAATTCACATGGCAGGAAGAATTCCATTTCGTAGAAGTTTTCGTCACCGTCCGACTTTCGAGGAACAAACAACTGCGATGCTTGAAGCGCAGGACGAAGTACTAGTACGAGTTGAAAAAAAGTTAGAGTCACCCATTCTCAATGGTGGGTTTGATGATTTAGTTCAAAAAGTCAACAAGATCGAGTCTGTTTCTGATCAACTAAACAAGAGTCAAGAAGAGACTTTCAAAAAAGTGGATGCAATTCACACTGCAGTCTACGAACCAGACACTGGTCTGTACCAAATTGTCAAAGGACATACCGGTTGGATCAAGGCAACAAATAAATTGCTGCTCTGGTTTGGTGGAATTTTAGGCACTGCGATTCTGGCTGGTGCTATCAAGTTGGTGTATTCGTTTATTTCAGGACACATCCACTACACTCCATGATATAAGATCTCCTTCATGAGTGAGGAGATCTTGCTAGAGTCAGAATTGAAAAAATCAATTCGACGTGTTTTAGCGTACATAAAATCGCTTGGAATTGACAAAGCGTTGACTTCCACGGACCGGGTTGTGTTGTTTACTCGCATGCAAATTGCATTCAAGGCACAACCCCACCAAGAGATCGATCGATCAATTTATGAATTGATCATGACTAGTGCTTTAGCAGCTGAAAAATTAGGTCCTGGCGGATTTAAACGTTGCATTGAACTTTTGTCCATGGACGCTCATGCGATCTCGACACCAAGAGAAGTACATGCGGCCACAACGACATTGAATGATATCGAATCATTGATATCACAATACTCTTCTTCAGCTTTGATATCTGGAATTGTTAGTGACGCCACTCGGTTGGCTGGATTTGCTGGTCGAATCATTGTTGAAAAAACATCTTCGCTAACGCCTTCAGTTGAGTTAGTGAGAGGTTACACTTTTCAATTGCAATCATTGTTAAACATCGACGCTAGCTTCACAAATCCAAGAATCGTCTGCATCGATGGCATCATTGAAAGTGTTTCTGAAATTCATCATTTGCTTGAGGCTATATCTGAAGCCAAAGAGCCATGTCTCTTGTTCGTTAGAGGAATCTCAGATGACGTTAAACAGACTTTGCGAGTCAATTATGATCGTGGCAGTTTAAAAGTGCTGCCAATTGGCGTTCGATTTGACCTCGACGGAATGAACACTTTGGTTGATATTGCCACCGTGTCAGGCGCAAATTTAGTGTCTAGTTTGAAAGGCGAGTTGATTAGCGCTATCAAGTTCAACGAACAACCCATAGTTGAACAAGTGACTGTGTTCAAAGGTAAAGTAGTGATATCTCACACTAAAACTCGTAAGTCAGTTTCGACATTAGTAATGCATCTACGTGAACGTAGAAATTTAGAACAAATTGACGATGTCGGAAAGTTGCTAGACAACAGAATCAGATCTTTGTCACCTAATCATGTCGTAATCAGACTTCCAGATGACAAAGATTTTGTTGTTCGATCACAATCGATTGATTACGCTCTAAGAGCGGTTAGATCATCAGTTGATCATGGTCTTATTGATGGTCGACTTGCTTCCACAGAAATGGCTTCAGGTCTGCATGCAAAAAGATGCATGCAGATGTTATCGTCACTGGGTGCTTATGTCAAGGCTTAAACTGCTGCCGGCTTAGGTTTTTTGCCAGCATCTTTTTGAGCCTTATGAGAAGCAATATTTTTCATCAATTCATCGACATTCAAACCTGAATCCATCAATATCTTTCCTAAAACCTCAGGTTCGACTGAATTGCCTTTGAAAATGCTGGCGAGTTGAGAGCCCAAGTCACTAGCTTTCTTTTGTTTGACTTTGTCGTCTTCGGGCTCAGCCCCTCCCCCGCCTTTTTCACCGGGTGCATCAGGTGTTTTTGCTCCAGTAGGTGTTGAAGGACTTCCACCTGGAACTGCTGGTTCTGTTGGCGAAGATGGCGTCGATTGACCGGTGGGTTTCGAAGAACCGGTTGGGCTAGTGCTTGCCGAACCGACGTCCCCACTTCCACCGGCGATATTTTGTTTGATGTCAGCGGCGATCTCACCAGTTTGAGGACCTTCTTTGATGGCACGGAAGATGCTAAGAAGCTCATTGACTTTGGCGACTGTTGCAAGTTCTTTCACTAGCGTCGAAGTGTCTACGTAAGGAACTTTTTTGAAAGCGCCAAAAACACCTCCAGGTGTCAAAGCTTTCTGTAAAGATGAAACCAAGATTTTTAGTTTCTTTTGTGCTTCTTTGCTACCTGCGGCGGCCGCGTTTGCTTCTACGTCGTCTGCGGTAATATCACCATCAGCTTCAAGATTCATATCAGCTGGTTTCTTGTTAGGAATCGTCTTTTTTAATGCGTCAGCTGTAGGATCACGCTGTTTGACGAATTGCTGAGTAATAGCGTCTGACAACGTCATGGTATCTGCTTGATCTTTGAGTTTAGCCGGATCTATTCCACTATTTTTCAAGATTTGTGGCAATTGTCCAAATCCTTGTTCTAAAGCATTTGCAAAAGTAGTGATCTTGACAACTGGATTGTCGATGCCTACTTTTCCTTTCAACTTAGTCCATGCTTTGGTTATTGGTCCACCTGCGGTGTACTTGTTGAGCTCATTCTGCGCGGCTTCAATGCCCTTTTTCAGTGATTTCAGATCAACAACTGCGTTTTTGATGCGTTCCAGTTTTTCAATGATCTTACTGACTTTGTCTAGATCGCTCTGATCCATAGCTTCTAACAAAGTGTTCGCGACCCTTGTTTCATGAAGCATCTGACGGTCAAGTTCAATTGCATGTTCTTTGAGGGCTCGCAGTTTACGTGCCTGGTACCCTTCTTTGAGCGATCGTGCCATATTTAGTTCACTCCGTTGTTTACTACATCTAAGTATGCTAGTAGAGTCTGAGTTAGGAGTTCCATGAACAAGATGAATCCTCGTGATCAAATTAACAAAGCCACCTGGGTCGTCGTCGAAAGTATTCGAGATGCCGTGGCTAACAATATCGTTCAAGCGTCACAATCTGGCCAAGTTGACATAAAAGGCGTCCAATTGGAACATTTGATTGCGATCATAAACGGTTCCATCGACTCTGGATTTCAAAGATGTTCAAAAAATTTCTTGAGAGAAGTCGATAAAGTCATTGACGACGTAGAAACGACTAAAAAAAAGAAATCACCAACAGTCTGAGTTTTCGATTGTGGCGTTGGTTAAATCGCTTATCAATGCGTAAGATGGTGGAATGAATGCCAAGTGGCCAAAAACATTTGATTACGTGCAGATGTATCCTTCCTCAATTTAAGAGAATGGATGATCCCCCTAATCATCAATTTGTTGTTTTTTCGGAGATCAATGATGACGGCACAGTGAAACATAAATTTTCACAGTGCAATAATTGTGGAATCGTTCACAAAGTGATTGACATCTGTAGAACAGAGATCATTCAAGGCAAAGATGCAATGGGATCAATTTTGACCATTGATGACGTAAAAGCTAGCTTGCCTACCAATTTGGTGAGATTGCTGGAGACCAATGATGTTGATCTTGCTACGTGGGAATTTGCAGCATTCATTGTAGAAAACAAACAATGGGGATCATTTGTTGTTTTGTCCACTGATGAAGAATCTGGCACAAAACAAGGAAAGTACGTACGAATTATGGGTGAAAACCTTTTCAAGGTTGAGTCATTTTCTAGAGACGAGGTAATCTGATGTCAACCACAACTCTTTACGGCCAAGCACAGTCAGAAAAACAGGCTGAAGAAAATCGTACTTGTAGAGATATCATCAAAGAAATCAACAACTTTGGAATTACACAGCGTCAAGCAATGTTGATCATTCATTTGTTGGCTTCTGAACTAGAAAATGTTGAGCACATGCGTGCCATCACACGTCTGACGCGTGAACTTCAACCTGACATGTTCCTAATAGGGGCAGTCGAACCAGATTCTGAAATCAACGGAGAAAACAATGGGTAGACAGACATTTGAAGCACGAGCCGTTGAACACAAATCCCCTAGTGAAAACAGGGTAGAAAATCTGGAACCGGGAATTGAAGGACTAGAGCAACTGCTTAATGTGCAAGCAGGTAACTCCAGGCTTGTTTTTCTTCACGGCGATGTGACTGAACACTCAATCTCCAACGTCATTGCGCAGTTGTTAGTGTTAGCAAACATCAACAACAACCCGATTTATCTCATCGTGTCGACGTATGGCGGATCAATAGACGAGATGTTTAGCTTGTATGACACCATCAAATTTTTGCCTTGTCCAGTCCACACGGTGGGCCTAGGAAAAATCATGTCTGCAGGTGTGTTATTACTAGCCTCCGGCGTGAAAGGTAAGCGCCTGATGGGGGGAAGTTCTCGTATCATGATGCATGCCGTTTCAGGTGGAGTTTATGGCAACGTTTTTGAAGTTGAAAATCAATCAAAAGAACAGCGGCGACTTCAAGACTTGATGGTTTCATTACTGGCAAAAGAAACCAAGATGTCAAAAGCAACAATAGAGAAAATCATGGATCCCAAGGTTGACTATTTTCTAACGGCTAAAGAAGCAGTCAAAATGGGAATTGTCGACAAGATCATTGGCGCTGATTGAAGACATGTGTAGAATTCTGATGGTGAATGTTACATTGGGCAGAGATGACACTTCCCGATTATGTCCCATTTTTTCCATTTTCTAACATTCGGGATGAACAACGAAAGGCAATTGAGTTCGCGCTTGATGCTTTTTTAGTTCAAAAGAAACGCTTCGTCATTTTAGAACTTGGGACCGGTGTTGGCAAATCAGCCATCGGAATTACCCTGTCAAGGTACCTTGCTGAACATGGTGGAGTGACATATGCTCCATCCGTTTCTGATCAGGAAAATGGTGATCCTGTTGATACGACAGGCAGTTATATCCTGACCACACAGAAAATTCTTCAAGCACAATACATGGATGACTTTGGTCCATCATCTGGTAAAAATCTGATGAGGTCCTTGAAATCAGCTAACAACTATCAATGTAGATTCTACAATGATCAAAGTTGTGCAGAATCTCGGCGACTTCTCAAACAAATGGGCCAGCAACTTGCAGGCACTGAATTTTTCAAGTGTTGTCGAGGAAGCTGTCCATACACACTTGACAAACAGGAATTCATGGAATTTCCAATTGGAATTACCAACTTTTCCTATTTTCTCGCCGAGACAATGTATGCTAAACAATTGCGTGCACGAAGTCTTTTAGTCATTGATGAATGTCATAACATCGAGAATGAACTGGGCAAGTTCATTGAAGTGACTTTTTCTGAACGTTTTGCAAAAACAGTTTTGAACTGTAAAATTCCGCGGTTGGATTCTGCAGAGTCTGTTTTTGACTGGATCAAAAATGGATACAAACGTGCCTTGAGCAAGCATATGAATGCCATCGAAAAGAAGTTAAACGAAAACTTCAGCGCTGATGGAAGTCCGGAATTGACTGAGTACTCAAAGAAGTACGAGATGCTTGATAAGCACATGTGCAAAGTCAATCGATTCATTGAAGTCTATAGTCCTGACAATTGGATCATGAATTTTGTCAGACCACCTCCTGGAGAAACTCGTGGCGGCCGCAAGTTTGAATTCAAACCGATAGACGTTTCATCTTGGGGCAGCGACTTACTTTACAAGTACGGCAGTCGCATTGTTATGATGTCTGCAACCGTGGTGGACAAAGAAACCTTCTGTAAATCTGTGGGAGTTCCTGCAGAAGATGTAGCATTTCTTCACATTCCTTCACCTTTTCCGGTGAAAAATAGACCAATTCATTATTTGGGAGTGGGAAGCATGTCGAAGGACAACATCGATACCACGTTACCAAACATGATCAAAGTGGTCAAACAACTTCTTGAACTTCACAAGAAGGACAAAGGCATCATTCATTGTGTCAATTACAGAATCGCTAAAGAGATTGTCGACACAATTAAATCACCTCGCTTATTACTCCACGGTAGTGAAAATCGCGAACAGATGATCGAATTTCATCTGTCTTCGCCAGACCCAACAGTGTTGATCAGCCCATCAATGATGGAAGGCGTCGATTTGTCTGACGACTATAGTCGCTTTCAGATTCTTTGTAAGGTACCTTTTCCATACTTGGGTGACAAGGTCATTCAATTGAGAAAAAATCGAATCCTCAATTGGTATCAGTGTCAGACAGCTAGAGCTGTCATTCAAGCCTTTGGTCGATCGATCAGAAATTTTGATGATCATGCAATTTCATACATCCTAGATTCAGATTGGGAAAGATTTTTTAAGACCAATCGCTCGATGTTCCCAGATGAATTTTCAGCTGCATTGACATAACCTCGTAGAGCGCGCTAGAGGCACCATTTGTTTTACGACACTCTCTGAGCGATATACTTATCGTAGGAGGTAATGAATAGATGGAATCTGATAACCCAGTCATTGCAAAATGGACGGAATTGAAGGCGCTTGTTGATACTCTTGAACTTGACGTTGTCAAGAACGCAAAAGGAGTTGCAGCAGCAGGTGTTCGAGCTCGAAAAGGTTTGCGTGATTTGAAAACCAAGGCTGCTGAACTCGTAAAGACGACGGTAGATCTTGACAAGTCAAAGCGCGCGACAAAGCCACCTCGGGCAAAGAAGCCTAAGGCCTGAAAAGACCAAATAAACCAATGATGAAGGCCTCAGCATGTATGCTGGGGCTTCGTCGTTTCTAGCAACCTATTTAACCTCAGGAGACAACACAAGACATGGCAACACGTACTCAACGAGCGATTCTTACTGACATTATGGAACTAGGTCTTGATCCGTCAGAGGCTCATGTTATTAACGCACGATACAAACGTCTGGAAACATCTACAGACTCAGTAGTTGAACCGGCGCAAACTGAACCTGAACAAAACAATGTGCCAGTCGTAGAGCCAACACCAGCGCCGGAAGAAGTTGTTTCTCAACAAGAGCTCGAAATTGAACAGGTCACAGCATCCAATGTTGAAGAAACAACTCAACCAATCGTGGCTGTAAAACCTGAAACTAAAAAGACAGATGCTAAAAAAGCAGAGAAATCTGTGGAAAAAACTGTCAAAGAAAAAGATTCAAAGAAATCAGAAGACAAACCTTCTAGCTGACTTTTCGAATCTTTTCAAAGATACTCTTTTCAACCTGACAAATTCTCATTCGTGTCAATCCATAGATTTGACCAATTTGTTGCAAGGTATGAGGGCCGTCTTGCACCGCGATCATGACACAATTGTGTCCTTCTGAATGATCGATCCAATGTTGACACCGTTTACGTTGACAATCAACGCCTGCTTTGGCATGAACTGCAAAACACGTTGTTCCATCGAGGACTTTTGTCGCCTCTTTAGTCTGCATTACTTTAAGTCTTCTCTTGTTGTCTTGCATTAGTCATCCGTCACTAGATGGTTATACTGTCAACCAGAGTAGATCGGTGTACAAGAAACCGATAGGAAAACACAATAAACATATGAAGCGCATCCAGATGAAGAAAGAAAAGGTCATGACCGACAAGAGAACATTTGTCCTAGACACTAACGTTCTGCTGAGCGATCCGAATTCGATCTTTTCTTTTGAAGAACACAATGTAATCATTCCGATGGTTGTTCTTGAAGAGCTTGATCGTCACAAGAGTCGTCCGGACGAGGTTGGAAAAAACGCTCGACAGATTACTCGAACTCTCGATAACTTGAGAGTTCGTGGCAGCCTGATTCAAGGAATCCAACTTAAGGAAGGCGGTACATTGTCGGTGGTAGCCAATGATCCGTCATGGTCTAAGAAGATCCCTACAGATCTTCAATCAGACAAACCGGATAATTTGATTATTGCATTTGCTCTGAATTACAAAGATGCCACGTTAGTTTCAAAAGACATTAACGTTCGAATCAAGTGCGATAGCTTGGGCATCAAGTGCGAAGATTATCTCAAGTTGCGTGTAGCAGATGACCCACAGAAGTTTTTTCGTGGTGTTGAGGTAATTGAGGTTGGCGAAGAACTAGTAGATTATTTCTACCTCAACGGAAAGGTCGAGTTGCCTGATCAGGTCCTCAAAGGCCAGCAACTTTACCCCAATCAGATCGTGGTTCTCAAAAATGTAGTAGACGGTCAGACTGTCAAATCTGCAATTGCTAAATGTACTGATCCTAAACAACCATTGGTACCCATCGCTAAGATTGAGCATGCATATGGTTTGAAACCTCGAAATAAAGAGCAGTCATTTTCTTTAGATTTGTTGTTTGACGAAAACATCAAATTACTGACATTGGTCGGACCCAGTGGAACGGGCAAGACATTGCTTGCTCTTGCCGCAGCTCTTGAACAACTCAAGGGTTTAGGTGATTCGAACATGGCAAAATACGATAAACTTATCGTCACCCGTCCTGTTCAGCCCGTGGGCAAGGATATCGGATTCCTCCCAGGAACCATGCAAGAAAAAATGGAACCATGGATCGCTCCCGTTAGAGATAATTTGAACTTTCTAATGGACAGTCGCAGAAATCGTCCAAAGAAAACACGTCCAGGTGGTGGACCTCCTGTCGGAATTAAGTCAGACGATGTCTACTTGCAAATAATGCAAGAAAAAGGCTTGATTGAGATCGAGGCCATCACTTTCATTCGTGGTCGATCGATCCCAAATGCTTTCATTGTCATTGATGAAGCGCAAAATTTGTCAATGCATGAATTGAAGACAATCATTACTCGTGTTGGTGATAACACAAAGATTGTCTTGACAGGCGACATTGAACAAATTGACAATGTTCATGTTGACGTTTTTACTAACGGTCTTTCGTATGCGGTGGAGAAATTTAAAGACTATCCGATCGCCGGTCACGTTACGTTGTTGAAAGGCGAAAGATCAGAGCTTGCTACTCTCGCCTCTAAGATTCTCTAATACTGATGATCGTGGGGCCGACTTGTTTGGGAAGGACTATTTAAGTCCAACATAAGATGAGTCGGCGCATTCAAGATCTAACCAGATTCAAAAAAACGTATTCATATTCGAGACAGTCACCTGTTCTTGTACCAACGACTACTAGATCATTAGACACAGAACGTGATTTGACGAGATTTCGAAAATCGTATTCGTCCGTAAGATCTCAACCTGTCATGATGCGCATAATTCCTCTGACACCGCCGGCAGAACAACCGATGTTGTCAGAGGATGGTAGTTTTTTGGTGACAGAAGGTAGTGATCAATTGATCACAGAACAATTGGGATGATTAGACATGACGAACATTAAGATCACTAGTTTACCATCCACGTCAGCTGCAGCATCGACTGACATCATTCCAATCGTAGATCTGACCGGCCCGACGACCAAGAGAATTACTGTAGCTAATCTTTTTGCGTCTGCTGTTTCGCCTGGCTTGAATACACATGTTCTTTTTAATGATTCCGGTTCTATCGGTGGAAACTCCGGACTTACCTTCAATAAGGTAACCGGCGCTTTAACTGTTTCCGGAACAGTATCTGCAACTAGCGGTACCATAACTGCATTGACAGCTGTCAGCAGTTCATTTTGGAGCGTAGCTAGTCAGAATCTGTATCTTTCAGGTTCATCAAGAATTTTCATCAATCCGTTACTTGGCGATAAGGTGATAATGGCCGTTGACAGTGGCGGTAGTGATTATCCCGTCATTACTGTCAACGGTTCTAGTGCTGTAACAACGTTTGGCAATTACAGTTTTCAAACGTACATTAACGGGTATGGTCTCTTCATTGCCGGTGCAGCAACGGGAGTTCAAGTATTTGATGGCAGAAATTCTTTAACGACAGACACCGCAGTCGTATCACAGCGATTGAACTCTACGTTCTTTTCATTGTCAGGTTCTTCTACTGCTAATGGTTTGACAGGCGCTCAGGTCATTACTGGAATTGGATTTTCTGTCAATGCATCTGAAATTTGGGAATTCGAATTTATTGGAACTTTTCGTCCGACTAATGCCGCTGGCGCAAGGTTTGCTGTCATGGCGCCTACAGGCAGCAATGTCGATGCCGTAATTACGTCTATTGGCGCCAACACCAGTTCTCTTGTTCAAGGCATCTTATTTGCTGGCAATACACTTTCAACACAAGGTTTTGGTTTGACCGCAGGAGCTCATTCTCCTGTTCGAATTGTCGGAACTGTGAAAGTGGGTTCAAGTGCGGGAACTATTAACATTGGTACTGCACCGGCCACTCTTACTTCAAATGCACTCTCAGTTGCATCTGGTTCATATTTCAAAGCAAGACGTGCAGATTCTGTTTGATTCATTGACATGAGTCAGCCATGAGATTCTAGCTGTGTTATATTTGTCACAGTAGAATGTCTGGTATCCTTGATAGCAAATCACGTGTTCTTGACACAGTGATCACCACAGAAGGCCGTCGCCAACTAGCCCTTGGTGGCATTGATGTTCAATATGTCAGTTTTACTGACGCTGCCGGTTTTTACAGACCAGATCTTATCAGCGGCAGTCAAGACGCGACAAAACGACTGTATCTTGAATCGTGTCAACTGCCGCAAGATGATATTGTTTTTCGAGCAGATGATGACGGAAATTTGTTGCCTTTTAGGAATAGTGACGGCGTTCAAGTCGCCGGCGGTCGCATTCTAGAATACTCTTTTTCGGCAACGACGGGTTCTGTTATTGAAGGTTCTTCACAAAGTGTTTCATCTTTGACTGGCAGCAATTTTGCTTCAGTTGCTAACACTTTGTTAGCTTCTTCATTAGAAAATTTCAAAAAATTGTACCTGATCGCCACAAAAGACAAAATTTTTGAGGATGAAGAATTTGGTTTGGGCCCAGATCAAGTTGAATTTGTGATCACAAATGATCGACCGATTAGTGATCCAAATCAACATACTGCTCACGTAGGGTCAACTGATAGCATCTTTAGTGATCCTCGTTTTAGTAGTCTTCCAAATTTCAAGTACTTGCCGCCTATCAATAAATTGAGCGATCAATCTCTTGACAAGAGTGATCCTCGTGCATTCAAAGATAGAAATTTTGGATGTTATACCCCATGGGGAAGGACCCACGTGGGTGGTTTGTCATATGCACAAGTAATGTCTGAGTTGAATTACTACACTCAACTTGGGTATATGAGAACCATTAACATTGATCCAACATCGCGCGACAATCGTTTGATTGGACAATTCTTTGAAAAAACAAGAAACGTTCTGAAAAAACTCGATGTAGTCGAATTTGGAACTTTCACCACTGGTAATCCCAACGCCCCAGTTTCTCAAATTTTCTTTGTAGGAAAAGTTGTCGTAGATGACAAAGGCACTGATACGTTTTTACACCTTTTTACCCTTGTCTTTGAGTGAACTGAAACATGTATTTTAGGTTTCAAAAAGCGGGTCAATTGTTGCAGGTTGATGAGAATTTTGCTCATCTCAAAACAGTTCTAGAGAATGATGATCTTGAATTTGAGTTCATCTATGTTGTTTCACAAAAAGAAGCCATCTCACGTAAGGCAACGCGAGTCTTGGTCAGTGTTGAATCACGACAAATTGTCAAAAAATCCTTATTGACAAACACTCAGGTTAAGTCAAATTCTGCGTCTCTGGTCAATAACATTCGATCAGCGGTTCAAGACGCTAAGATGGCTACCATTACGCAAAGTCAGTATGTGTTGGCACAGCGAGAGAGTGATATCACTGCTTATGTTAGTAATGACATCGTGGCTCAACTGAGTTCGCGCATGCCGATCAGTCAAATTGGATCATTGAATCGTCCTGGATTGATGTTGGCGACTGCTGGCAGCACGAAAGACGCCAATGACGTCCAACCAATTTTACATCGAATCGCTAATTCCATGGCAGTTCCAGATGTCAATCATGCATTGACTGCTTCTTTCAATGAAGACCCTCAACAGTTGATGTTAGACATGATCAATAGACAAGGATTAGATCCTTCACACGTGATCAATTTGTCATCTCGAACGTCATCAGAACAAGAGACAAAAGGTGGCTTGACAACCATCATGGGAGGTGTGGAATTGAATACAGACCCAGCGTCTAGATTACTCAATCACTATTTGTTTCCTCCGATTTACAGCTTACCTCCTACACTGACCAATCAAGTAGTTGACGGCGAGCTCGTCACGGTATTGCAAAATTTGTCGAGTGATTATGTAGCTGTTCCGGTAAAAATCACTATTCCACGACGAAAATTGACGCAAAGCGGCGGCGATGTTACTCAGGTTTTTGTCAAATTTGATCTCATCGACTCAGAGAGTTCTTTGCCGATCGATACGGTTACTAAAGTTCTTGACATATCACAACATGTCAGAATTTACTATACCCCTAAAGTTCCCCCTCGTGTCAAAGCAACTGGTTCTGATATTTCAACTCGAGTGAATTTGGAAATCAAGCAAGTTGACCCTGGCGCGACAGAAGTCCTGGTCTACAAAAAATCCATCTGGATTGCTTCGCCTGAAATTGAAGATTACACTTTGATTGGAACTTATGACTTAAAGTCTACGGATCAAAGTCTATTGGTCCAAGTTGATCAACCTAGATCATCACCCATTATTTATCGAGTCATCTCTAGGGGTCTCCAATCAATGATGGGATTCGAATATTCTAATGTGGCTTTAAAGCCAGCCAGATACACTCCTCCTAGAGCGGTATCATTAGTAGCTGATCAAGTTGATAACGGTGTCAAACTTGAAATTCGTCGCATTCCTCCCAAGGTCGTCGCTGTTCAATTTTTACGACTCAACTTGACTTCTTTTGAAAAAGAGTACACGGTCATCAATGAAGAAATTGGATTCATTAGTGATGACGTTAGACGTCTAGACTTAGTCTCTACAATTGACAGTGGCGTGACGCCCGGTGTGACATACGGATACAGTGTTCGACTTATTTACGTCGATGGAAATGTTGAAGTATACGGCAAGACAATTGTTGAGTTTATCAAACCTTCCCCTGGAACTGTCGATGTTCGAGTCACAGATCTAACAGTTGACCATGATTCGAATGTTCCTAACGTATCATTCAATATCAACACTCGAACTATTGATACAGACATCGACGCGGTCAAACGCATGCTTGAGCGACAAGGTTTATTGTCGTACTTTACAGATGACATATTGACGCAACGCGATCAACTTCAAAATCTCATTGCGCATAGTGTCAAACGTATTGATCTAAATACGGGTCATGTCGATTCATTCGGTGTATTGACACAAGCTGATTTTAATGATTCTGTACTTAGAAAAAATCAATCTATTGGCCAATTGCAATACGGTCATCGATATCGTTATGAAATTTACCCATTGTTGCGTGCTCCGGAAACGATGTTTGATTCATTTGTCAAAGAATCCATTGACTCTGTCACCAAAAAACCGTATCGATGGTCACCTGCAAAATTTTTGCATCCCTTGACATTGGACAGAGGCGTGCTGGTTTCTTCTGCAGGTGCAAAGAAACGTTATGGCAAAGATCCGATGGCATATGGCATCATAGGTTCACCGGTCAATATCGAGGTTTCATTTGATGAAGATGCCGCAAAGATCATCGATCCAGAAGCTGCTATTTTTGATCGATATTTGAACCTTGTGTCTTGGAAAATTCTTGGTAACGTTCACCGGATTGATCATTTTTTGATTTTCAAAGAAATTCATGGCATGCGAACGCTTCTTGGCAAAACTCATGGAGAGTTTGAGTATGGAAGTTGTCAATATTTACACAAAGTCCAAAATCGTGATGCCGGGGCATTGAAATATGTCATCATTCCGATCATGAATGATTACAAAGAGGGTCCCGCGGCGATGACGAATACACTTATCGTAGAGTCAAAATGATTAATACACTACGAACAAACAATGACAGCTTTGCAAAGCTTGCGAACGTTTCTGTCCAACCTGCCACAGCAAGCAGCAATCAATTTTTGATTCAACAACAGACTTCTGCAGTTAATGTGAAGACTCCTTTACCGGCTTCACAGGCAATGCTCTCTTCTCCGGTGCTGTTGAAATCAAATGATTTGTCTAGTGTGTCAACACTCAAAGTTTCTAGACCTTCTTTGGGAAGACTCTCTGACTCAATTTCGTCCAATAAAGTTTCGCTTATCATGCCGATGTACAACGGCAATGTAAGATTGATGCCGACGCATGCCTTGTCACTTGATGCCGGTCAAGTTTTTGATCCTCGTATCAATCAAACATTTGCGACAACTACGACTAAATTTCAACCTTTTGAGCAGTTGACAGGAATTGCGCACGAGCGACCTGAAATTGTGATGTTGACCAACGTTGTTCCTTTGTTCGATAACGAATCAAATTTTGTTTCTGTTCAAAGCGATAGCGCTATTACTGATTATGCTATGAATCCTTACATGACTGACGCTGGTCGGTATTGCGATTCACAAATTCAGATGCGCAATTTGACATCATGGAACATGCAATCATCTGTAAGCTCTATCAGACGACGATATCCAGGTTTAAATCAACAGTTCGTTAATCGTTCTAATGATTTTATGCAGTCACTGACACAACTCAAAGGTCATTCTTCTTTTCTTTTGAACCTGGTTCGAATTCTTGATGCACAAAAAAAGCAACTAGACCTTCGTCATGGTCTTTACGTTGTCAATCCTCAAGAAGTAGCACAGTACGTCGAACAACGTTATTCTCAGAACAACAGTTCTGCACGTCTGTCAACTCTCAATAGGATCAATCTCTCATCTATTAGTGATGGTATGCGATCAACTTTTGATTGCGTTGATTCTTTGACTGATGTAGGTTACAGCGTTGATGCTGTCAAACACATTTTTTCTTCTACAAAGATATGGTTGCAATTGCTCTCAGAGTTGAAGAGCATGCTCAAAAATCACTCATTGAAATTGATCGATATCGATCCTATTCGACAACGCGGTGACAATAATCCGACAGTTCTTTTGCCTCCAGCGACCAACTATTTTTCTTTGTCAAAGAATTTACCACAGTTACCATCTTTGACCGAATTGATCAATCTTGAAGTTGCAAATTCTTCAAAGACGCTCAATTTGTTGAGTCCTGTTTTTGTTAGCATGTATCAGAACGTTTTCTTCAAAAATGAAGAAGCACGTTTGGCAGCATTGGCACATACGTTGACTCAAGAATTTCGTTATTCTGTAGGCCTTTCAAAAACTGCCGTTGTCACATCATTACAGAATTTTTACGGCTACAATGTTACGTTAAACGGCAATACAACTATGTTGGACGCCGTCTTTGGAAATTTTGGCAACAACATTACTGATTTTCCAGCAACTCAAGATAAATCACTTGCATCAATAGCGCAAAATAGCATTGGTCTCAATCAAGAAGAAGGCCTAGGCATTCTAACATTTGAAACAAAGTATGTTGAAGGTGACACAGGAACATTGACGCCGGGTGGCGAATTTTTCATCGATCGAGTATTGAATACCGAAGGAGACAAATTTAACACGACAACGTTAGACCAACTGGTGGTGCAGATGGATGATCAGCTAAAACAACTGAACATCATCATCGATGGTCTTAATTTGTTTTCAACGCCTTCAATGCCAAATGCTGAACTCAATGGTGCTAGTCGAAAACAAAATAGTGGATTTTTAACAACGTCATACGATACGATTAACGAAGTAGCAAGCAAGCTGATCAACATCAGAACTGGCGCGCCTCAACGTGTCTCAACAGACGATAAATTGTCAGCTATCTACACGAAAGCCAGAACTGACAATAACATCAAGACTATGTTGTTTTTGTACACTTTGAGCAAGATTTCGCGTAACTATAACAAGAATGTGCCATTCTTTGCTTCACGTGAAAAAGCTGATAATACTCCTTTAGTTGATGATCTCATTGAAAAGATTGTCGCCGCGGCAGCGACATCTGCTTCTGACAATCGCGCGACCTTACAACTAGTTGTGCAGAAAGCAGCTTCAAATATGAATGCAGCTGCTGCCACTCGCGATAACATCAAGCATGCTTTGAAAACCGGCACTGAAATGTCGACAATTGTCGAACAATTCATGAGTTCTGTCATTGCTCAATTTAGGTTGAATACGACTGCAATTCAAGATGAATTCACTCGTTACGGTGGGTATCTAGACACAGTTGTTATGATGTTAGCGTTTGATTTTGTGATTGCAATGATTGCAAAATACAGCAATCAGACACTTGTAGGTTCTCACTCTAGTGTATCATCGTTGTCAAAAGGAATGGATGTGTTTGCGATTAATGCAATGTCGACTAATCACAACACTTCATACAAACAGCTTTTACAACGGGTGTCATCTGAGGCAAAAACATCACAACAATTGTTATTGACGGTCATTAATTCTTTGCGTAATCTTTCTGGTTCTCTTAGGGGCGTCAGTAGCTACCTCAATAGCAGTGATTCAAAGACCAAATTGAAGCAAATCGCTGATGTATTACAAAATAACAAAGACATGATTCGAATGTTGATCAGCGAACAGCAGATCATGATGTTAGCTTCAACTATCGAAAGCTTAGAGGCCGCGAGTAAGACATCTTCTTCGTCTTCAGACGATAATGGATCGTATCATGAAGGTTCTGCAAACGCTGATGCCATTGTTGTTTTAGATGAATCGGTCGTACCTCCGAATGCCAAAGAAGCACTTTATGGCCTCTTCGGCGCGCCACAATTTGCTTCAAAACGAGGTTCTAACAATCGAATTTTGACAGTAGGAATTCCTTTGGGATTTTGTCAACGCTTGAAACAAAAGGTTGACATAAAGTCACAAACGTCTTCTGCGTTTGCCAATAAACAAGCTGACATTGTTCGAATTAGCGTGTACAAAGTTGATCTTCAGAATTCAGATATCGTGTATAAACCTCAACAATTCTTGTTTGAGTTGTCACGATTCCCAGTCAGGCCTAACACTGCTTTGTGGCTAAGTTTACCTGCAAGACCTTCTTTGAATGATGTTGTTTATGCAATTCCGACTCATAATTTTGGAAATGATCCAACCACTACGTCTGGTGGAACATATTCTTCAGCTGGCATCGAATACGCTTCTACTAACTTGACGTCTAAAGCTGGAGTTCGAGGCGCGCGCCAAGCGTTCAATGAATCTTCATATGATTTTCTATCTTCAACTGAAAAGTCTGAAATTTTGAAAAATCACGTTACCAGTCAATTGTTAGAAATTTACATCAAATTGATGACTGGCATCAACGTTGCAGAGTACAACTATGACATGTCAGAAGTTCCTGACACGATTGAAAATGACTTTGTCAAGACATTAGCTGAACATTCAATGCAACTGATCGTTGATCAGAGTTCAAATCACGCCGGCACATTTAAGCCTAGCGTTAATCCACCTTCTGGAGGAATCTTATTTTCATCGACATCTTCAGCCTCAAAGAGACCTGGTGTTGCAAATATATCCAAAGTTTCATTGAGTAATGCAGCCGGTGTTGCCGGGTCTGTCAATGCTGCATCTGTTTTTAAATCAATGTCATCTGCTGCCGCGGTAACTCGATCGATTGAATTTCAAACGCCTGCACAAGGTTTAGGCGCTAAGTTATCTCTTTTGAGTCCGCGTAATACGATGTTAGCTTACGATGGATTTCGTCCCGCAGCTGGAATGGCAAAGACTTTGACAACGGCATCATCAGTTCTTGCTCTAGAACGTAGAGTCATGACTCCTAAAGCATTTGATCGTGTTTTTAATGTTGTGGTTGATCCTCATAATTTTGAACTCGATGTTGAGAAGACTATTTCAACACCTTATGGACGTCAGGCTTTAGAATTGTTGATCAATCATGGTGACATAGTTCCGTCTGATCTCTCAAGTTCATCCAAATTAAGAGCTTCAATGATGTCGTCAGGACAAAAGCAAACGTCTGTTAATTCAGGTCAGCCAGAGTCTAACATCAACAATTTTAGATACCGTGATCGAGACAAAAATCAAGGCGATCTAATTTCTGACAAGTACTTCATTACGATCGAAACATATGGCCAGGAAGAGGTCTAAATGAGCATCTCGCAGCCATCTAGAGAAATCTATGTTATCGATGTGCCGGAGTCTAAGGAACTTCAAGGGACATTTTTCTACAACTTCTTTGTGCCAGACGAAAGTGTTAATGAAACTGGCGGAGTGCCACTAAATGTGTTAGCTCGACAAGGATCTGAAATTGATTCTAGTTTCATTCAGTATTCCATCACTCGTGCCCCTAGGTTCGTTCAACTGTCATTTATCGCTCCAAAATTAGCTGATGTTGGAAATCAAGTCAGTGATAAGTTGATGCGAGACAATGCGTTTCGAACGACCGGCATGCAAGATGGTTCTTTGATTTTACGTAACATTGGAAAAGTCGTAAATGAAGATGACTTTGCCTCTAACAACTACGTGTCAGTTCACTTTCATGATGGTGACGTTGACAAAAAAGTTCATCAACTGGTGTCAGGATCAATTTCTCAATTGTCGTTGTCTGAAGATGTTGATCAGAACAACAGTCCTTACAAGTTGGCACAACGATTGATTCCGATGCTACCTAAGAGCATCTCACCACATTGGTTGACACAGGCGCTTACTGATCCTCAAAATTCATATGGTGGAACGTTTAACGCTAAGAAACAAGAGACTGGCGCAGTTAAACGAGGGGCATTGCGGTCGTATTTTCAGCGACTTGCCGCTGTTGGAATCAATACACAGATCAACGTCAAGTTACTTGATGAATTGATCAATAAGACTATTGATGATCCTACATCTACTAATGCTGCTGACATCATGCATATGCATGGTTACGCAAAGCAAGTAAAACAAGCTGTTAATCAACGTTTTACAACTGCTGTTTCTGAATCTGACTATAAGACGTTTGTTCCTTTCATTGACGTCAAACGGCATGATACATCGCCTCATGCTGAAAAATACGCTCCACAAATTGTTGGTTACATCATTGACAAATTTGAAATTTTGTCCGATGGTTCAACCAAGGTTCATTCGCCAATCATCATTGACAGTCCTTACGTGACATCAACTGCTGATTTTCGAGTCAAGTTTAATGCAAATTATTGTTACACTGTAAGAACAGTAGCTTTGCTAACCATGCCTGCCATCGATGAAGATTCAGGTGGGTTGGCGATGATCAAGGTTTTGATCAGTAGCAAGCCGTCAAACAAGATTTATGTTTCAACATTGAAACTGAGGAACCCGCCTCCTCCAGCAGATGTCAACTTTGTTTGGAATTATGAAACCGACAAATTGATGGTCACTTGGGCATTTCCTGTCACTAGCGAAAGAGATGTCAAACAATTTCAAGTTTTCAGACGAGAAAACATTGATCATTGTTTTGAGTTGCAAAAAGTCTACAACTTCGATGATTCAGTAGTGGCATTTCCAAATCCAGAAATTGCTGACACTGCGCTAGTTGAAAGATTGACGTCTCCTGCAACTTGGTGGATTGATGATGAATTTAAGAAAGACGTCAACTTTGCAAAAGACAAAGGCATGATCTATACGATCTGTGCAGTTGATGCGCATGCTCAAACAAGCAATTACTCTGCTCAGTATCGAGTTTGGTTTGATCGATTCAAGAATAAATTACAAAAAGAATTGATCAGTCACGCTGGCGCACCGAAGCCATACCCGAATTTGTATCTGGAGGGAGATATTTTCGAGAATACGATTCGGGTCTCAGGACCTCATACGAAGCGACTCAAATTGTTCTTTAACCCAGAGCACTACTTTCTCTATGACGACAACGGTCGGATTCAGCGCACCCTGTCAACAAATCAGAGCGGAGGTAGTTACAAGTTGCAATTCATCAACTTAGACAACTTGAAAGGTCATGATCTGACGATCAACATTGACGATCGATTGAGCGCACAACAGAGAACCATTGGGTATCCAACTGTTCAATTTGGTCCGAAACGCAAGCCTCAACCCAGCCGCTGATGTTTACCGATCTGGCATGTGGTATTAGGATAAAGACATGAACGTATTTCAACAAGTTTGGCAAAACTTTGAAACGTATGTTTGTCGATACCACACACCGCAAGACAAAATGTTTCTCAATGAATTGAACCAAGCGGTGTTTTCTCGATTAGAGAAAAAATTACCTTCTTGCATCAAACTTCGGGCTGTATCAACGCCTACATTTGTGTATCATTTTCAGCCATTTGACGGATCAGCTGTTGACGTGATGTGTGACACAGTTGAAACCTACAAGGTTAAATTGACTGAGGCAAAATTTGAAGATAACGTAGAATCAATTGTTGATCAATTGATTTCTTTTTTGGATTCCGAAGATCAAGCGATGTTTTTCTATATGCCTCTTTACAAATTGGGCAATGACATGATTGTTCGGTTGAGGACAACAGATGCATCGGTTCATGATCTCTGAAAAAGAATTGGTGTTTGCCTATGACCAGGCTGGGACGCACGCAACTGCATACCTATCCCTTGAAGACGCCACGATTGTCACGTATCGTCGAAGCAAGTTAGCGTTGGCGAACTAAAGAATAAGAATAAAGGAATCAAGTACTTATGGGATTTTTAGATTCGTCAACGAACAATGTGATTTTGGACGCTGTACTCACTGACGTGGGAAGACAATTTCTAGCTCGTAATGATGGGTCATTTTCGATTCACAAATTTGCTTTAGGAGACGATGAAGTCAACTATGGCATCATTACCAAGTACGGTCGTACTGTTGGTTCAGAAAAGATCGAGAAGAACACGCCCATTTTTGAGGCTCTAACCAATCAGTCACTTGCGCAAAAGTATAAACTGATCAGTGTTAGCAATCCAAACTTGCTACGTCTACCTGTGATGTCATTGAGTGGTGACGCTAACGTTGACAGTCTCAATAATCTCGTTACGTTGGGAAGAAATACTCAAAAGACCGCGAATATCAACGTTCAACAGACTATTCAGAATGAAACAACGATTGACGTTGAACTTCGAGATCAGACGTTTATTGTCGAAGTTCCCAATCTTTTCATGCAGGTATTGAAGAATACGCCTGAAAACATCGACGGTAATCAACGTGCGACTTACATCCTAACACGCTCCCCAGCAGAAAATGCTTTCGGTGGTTCAAGCGTTCAGTTTACGCTTAGTGTCAAGTCATTGACCGATGCGTTGTTTACAGTGTATGGCACTACCGCTGATAAGACCAAGATCAAAGCTTTTATGAAGGTGACAGGCGTTCAGTCAGGTGCAGTGCAAACCATCGGCATCATCATTGACAAGAATCTGTGATTCATATATGAATTCGTACGCAAAGTTCATCGATGCAGCATGCATGTGCTGTGTGAAGGAATAACACAAACATCATGGCAACATTCAAAGAAGTACTTCCTAGCGACATCAAGGTCGCACGATCATTTCTAAATCAGCTCGTAGACGTGCTTCAAGAAGACGTCAGTGGTTCTAGTTCTCGTCGTAAATTTCAGGTTTTCGTCACCGGTGGCGTCGGCCCGGGCGTTACAAGTTCACTGTTTCAAACAGTGTACGATCAGGACTTCACGTTGCAAACCGCTAATGCGCTGTTTGATATGACGTTCGGATTGCTCCCAGGAGGAACGACTGTTCAATCCAGTCAAACTGGAGTCGATGCTGCTGGTAAAGAACTGTTTCCTAGTTCGTCACTGATGATGCGTGAAAAGATGGATGTTTATCGTGAATTTGCCCAGCAATTGCTTGGTGATTCTACGGCAACGTTCACCTCGCCTCTAGATTCAACTGACGTTGCCGACGAAATGGATGCAGTTCTTTTTATCGCATTCAAGCGTCTCTTTGCAAGGGATAGCATCAAACGTGAAACATTCGCGATGCGATTCTTTCAGTCTGCCTCCGCAGTTGGACCGAATGGACAGACGCAAGGAATTGGGTTGGGTGGTGACAACAATAGACCAAACATCAATTTTACGTCAACTTCTGGTAGTGCTATCTACACTGACATTGGCGCAGCAACAAACAAACTAGCGTCATTCGGTGGTCAAGTAGGCAATGTTGTTGACAGTGCTGATACTTCACGAGAAGTCGGTCTGATGTTCTACGACCGCGGTGTGTTAGTTTTAGATCTTGCAAAGATCACTAGTGCCAGCCAATTTATGTCTGGAACCATCGATTCGATGACCTCTTTAGGAACATCTGTTCTAGGAGGAAGGTTGACTGAAACAGCGAATAAAGCTAAATTTATTCCTGACTTTGTTGTTAGTGCTTCTATCGATAACATAGTAGACCATATCGCGGCCTGCCGCATGGGATCTGGAAGTCAGACAGCGATGACATTCCAGAATGTGACGAACATCAATAGTACGTTGATCTTCTGTAGGGCACAAGCTGATGAGTTCAATTACTCATCAAATCCGACATTTACGGATTCCACTAATCGTATTGTTGTCATTGACGTTGGTCAAGAAGACACACAGCAATCTTTTACCTACGTCACCAGCGTTGGTATGTATGATGCCAATGACAATTTGTTAGCTGTCGCAAAATTGTCTAGACCGGTACAGAAGAGTGCCGAAAGAGATTTGACTTTCAGAATTCGTCTCGACTTCTAATTGTTACTAATTACAGGTGTCTACGATCATCCGTGGTCGTGTCGACTCCGGCGGGGTATAGTTACACTGGAAGCGCATGACGTCGATTTTCAAAGTAGATTCTTCCGACGTTGAATCATTCACCGTCGTCACAAACCCAATCAGGACATACATCTCTAGTTCAACTGAGGGTGTTACTGGTTCTGTTTATTTGTTTGCAAGACGTTCAAGCGTTCAGAAAGATTCTGAGCCAGATTCAGCGTTCATTGATTCGACACATGATGATTCGCATTTAGCAGAAATTCTGAGGCAAGTGCAGTGGGCTGGCCGTGTAGCACGTGGTTCCGACGCCATGCAAGCAACGTTCGGCAGAATGATTTCTTCGTATGTGCAGAAAGTCAATGCGACTGCAACTTCACGTCGAACTCAACAGGTGATGGATGTCCATCGTTTCTCTCCTCCTGCTACGTTCAACAGCAATACCTTACGTAAGTTAGTCGTCAAGGACATGCTGCAGAGTTATTACAAGACGTCATATCCTTCTGCACATTGGGCCTACACTAACTACAACAGTTTGAATTTCTTTACTGCGTCGTCAGTACCGACGTCATCAGTTTTGTTGTATCCAAACATTGATGGAGGTGATGGTGGCTTAGTTCATCATCAAGGTTACTGCAGCGGCACGTATACCCCCAGCGGTTCATTTAGTTTCGATTTCTACATCAATCCACGATACCAGCCAGATTCACCTAATGGTGAATTCAAGGCCGGAACATTGTTGCATCTATCGTCAACCTATTGTTTGTCTTTAGTTTCTGGTACGTCAAAGGATGTCAATGGTCGCACAGTTGGATTTCGACTACAATTGCAATTAAGCCATTCGGCTGACATTCCTCCGAGCAAGATTAAGCAGAGCGCGGCTGGTGTGATCACCACCTCATCGATGGGTGTTAGACCTCCGAATTCTGACCTTGTATTTTTGTCTGACAATAATTCATTGTGGCACAACCGTTGGCATCACGTAGTCGTACGTTGGGGAACCAGCGATATCAATTTTGGTAGTGGTACTTTTAATGTCGATGGTATTGATGTTGGCTCGTTCCATATTCCTTCATCGACAATCACTCCAAGAATATTTTCGGGAAGTAGAGCAGAACCTTCTGTATTGTGCGTAGGAAATTACTACGAAGGCCCGAATCACGGTCTTAATCCCCAAGCTAGTTTTTTTGCCGCTGATCCTGCGGCTCGCGATGGTGTTCAGATTCTGCTAGCGGACACCGGTAAAGAAGTGCCCACCGGTTATTCTTTTAATCACCCATTGAATGCTGAAGTGCACGATCTGGCGATGCGACGTTGTTACATGTCCAATGCTGACATCGAGTACAGCGCTAGTTCAGGTCCAACGTATCTAGACAATACTTTTGCCCTCTACGTCCCACCATTTTTTGTTAGTGAATCACCGTATAGGACGTTCGTTGGTTCCCATGGTGGCGTTCTAATAACGCCATTTCAGGAAGTCGATGCTGCGACCTCGACGCCATTTAGTGTTGCCTTGTCATTCGGCGTCGGTGGTCACTACATTAACTTAGAAAATTACGTTCGAGATTTTGCTAGCAACGTCTTTCCCATTCTTCACCATCTGACTGGTGTTGCCTTGCAAGGATCGACGACGGCCCAGACATGTAACCAATTCTTGTACAGACAGCCATTTGTTGTCAAGCGTAATTTGACGATTTTGCCGTGTGATGATGGTTTGTTCGTGCCTAGTTTTCAACTGTTAGCGTCTGAGACATTGGGAAGAGCGGTTGACGACTTGGGTCTAGAAGAGCTCAGTTTTGTTCATCTAGACAACTTGGTTCATACTGGAACGCTATTGTTCGGCGGCTCTTCATTCGACACGGGCGATAGTGATGCGACAGATGTAAATGAATTTGCTGACCTGCAAATTGGTCAAACCCCAGAATCTCCTTTTAGATCATCAGGACCAGCATTCACAAATTATACTCGTAACATTGTTTCAGGCAGTGATGTTGAATTTGCTGCTCCTTTGACAATCTACCAACGCACACAAGACGGCTCCTCAAATCAAGTCACCATTTTCGACATCAGCAACATGTTCTATGGTGTGAGGATCAAACCAGGATCTTTGCGACTGCAAGATTCAAACATGTCTGGTTCGGCGGGTGCAATTCAGATGACATTGGTTGATGACGCTAGAGGTAATGTTTATCGAGCGGATTCATTGACCAGTGCATCGATGTGGAACAGCGTCGGTAACATCTACTATGACGAAGGCATCATCGTCATCAAAAATCCTCATGTCATGTTTTTCGGAGATCGAAGATACGATCTTAGCTTCCGCGGTACACAAAACATTCATGTCATGAAGATTGATGCATTAGCATTGAGCAATCATTTGAATTCGTCTAGTAATCCATCATATCAGGCTTTGCCTCCTACTGGATTTCCAAATGATCCTGAGGGAGAGTTTGTGTACATCACAGGCATCAATTTCCATGATAGAGACATGAACGTGGTCATGAAGACAACGTTGGCGCAACCTCTTCTAAAGAGGCCCGGCGATCAAGTTTTGATTAAAACGAAGTATGATTTTTAGACGATACTAAGTTGAACATTGATTGATACAGTAGATCATGCTGTTAGAGATCAAAATTTTGCCTCGACAAAATCCAAAAGGTCGCGGTTGTGCACCTCGTGTCTGTGTTCTGAAATGTGATGTTTGTAGTGAAACGTATGAACGTCCATATTCACACGTTCAACTCGATGCAAAAGTTCATCGATGTTCTCATAAGTGCGTATACGGATCTAGATCGTCAGATGGTTTAGGTGGCCATGGTGCTGAAGTTGTTGAACTTCAATGTCTCACTTGTAAGAAAATCATGAAACTTCGCAGAATTGGAAATGAGCGAAAGTGGGGTAAATGTTGCTCGATGAAGTGTTTAAACCAATATCGATCAGAACATCCTGAACTGTATGTTGCAAATACTGTAATGATGCATACGCTTGAATCAGCAGCAAAGATTAAGGCTCGAGCTCTAGAACGTTCACATGAATCAGGATATGTGCATCCATTGTTGGGCAAAGTTCATTCAGTTGAAACTCGTGCTCGAATGCGTCAACGCAGGGCGGAAAATCCATCTGTGGGTGAGAAGAATGGCATGTTTGGAAGAAATCATTCTGAAACAAGCCGTGCTATCATGTCTGAGCAAAAAACGCAAGCAATTATTGAAGGCAGATTTCGTCCATACGGTACACGAAATATTAGAGGTTATCACACATCGATTCGTGACAACAAAGAAAGATTTTATCGTTCTAGTTGGGAATTCGCTTTGATGAATTGGCTCGACGTAAATGATGATGTCTTGTCATGGGATTATGAGTGTGTTCGAATTGCATATTACTATGACAGCAACAAACGCTGGTACGTACCTGATTTCATCGTCACCTTTCAAGATGGTCACCGCGAAATGTGGGAAGTGAAACCCAAAGAATTCATCACAAGCCAAAAGAACATGTTGAAAGAATCTGCTGCTCGAGAATGGTGTATGCAGAATAGCGTTCAAATGTATCGCACGTTGACTGGAGATGATTTGAAAATCATGAAGGTACTGTGACTGTCGTCAAAAAGCGACGCCGTAGAAAGCGTGGTTACAAGCGAGGCGAATATACTTCGTCTAAGTCTGGTCTCGTCTTCAAGTACAGATCAGGTTGGGAACTTGTGTACATGAAACACTTAGATGTGACAGATGAAGTTACTTCTTGGTCGTATGAAACTATCATCATTCCATATGTTAGCAACGTGAAGACTGGCAAGATGCGAAAGTATTATCCTGATTTTCATGTACGATTGAAAGACAAGTTTGACATATTGGTAGAAATCAAGCCGAAAAAACGAGTCTCTCAGGTTCGCGTTCAGAAGAAGCTGAAGGCTGCAGAAGAGTGGTGTCGTGCCCACGATTTCACTTTTAGCGTTATCACAGAAGTAGAATTGAAAGGCCTAGGTCTTTTATAGAGAATTTTACTGTGGGTATTCTAGAGCCATTATCAAGAGATGGCGATCATACTTGGGCTGGACGTGTCAACTTCGTGTACTGGGATTTGTGTCGTGGATTCTGACATAATCCCAGACACCAAAGGTAGTCACATCTTGATGCTCGAAGCTATTGAATTCAAAGGCTGCAATACTTTGTGGGATAAAGCAGATCGAGTTGAACAAGCATTGAATCAAATTGAGTCTGATATATACTTGATGACTCGAGGAGTTCCACCGGTACATAGAGTGGTTTTAGAAGAACCATTGATGGGTTTTCGACCTGGAATGTCGAGCGCCCAAACGATCTCGACGTTAATGAGATTCAATGGCATTGTGAGTTATCTCGCTCGCAATCGTTTTAAATGTGAACCTGAATACATCGGTTCTGCACATGCTCGTAAGCTATGCGGAATTAAGTTACAACGAACTGCTTTGGGCGGCCCACAAAAAGAACAAGTTTTTGCTTACATGGCCGCGAACGATCTGAGTCATGTTCAGTGGCCGGTGAAGAAGAGCGGCAAAATGGTCGATTGGTCACGTGATGCTTGTGATGCCTACGTCATTGCTAGAGCTGCGGCCGTTAACGGACCAGTTGAACCTCAGGCGAAAAAGCCAAAGAAGTCCAAGAAGGCAACTTCGGAATAGTGTTTAGCCAACTTGGCTATCACGCTCACAGATAAGGTAAAATTCTACGAATCTGTCTTCGGATCGGGTCGAATGGCACGCAATTGTAAAAACTTTGACGTCCGTTGTCCCATCTGTGCGCCCCGAGATCCTAGCAAGAAAAAGCTTGCGATTCACACCGAAGATGATCGTGTGCATTGTTGGGTGTGTGGTTATAAGGCGTTCACTCTTGCGCCATTGATTCGAAAATTTGGAACACAGGAACAACTCAACGAGTATCGTCGTTTCATGCCAGGTGCATTTGGCTCATCTGGAAGTAGATGTGTTCAACTTTGGATCACTGATGATGAACCTAAAAAACTTGAACTGCCTAAAGATTTTAAGCTGTTAGCTGTCTATGAAGGACGTGATCCTGACGTGTTGGCAATCAGACGTTATCTGATCAGTAGAGATATCAGTGATGATGATGTGTGGTACTACAAGTTAGGTTGTAGTGACGATCCAATGTGGCGCCGCCGCGTCATTGTTCCTTCTTTCAATAAGGATGGAGAACTTAATCACTACGTTGGTCGAACTGTTGATAAGTTCAAAAGGCCTAAATACGAGACGCCTGTCGGTGAAAGAAGCCATGTCATTTTCAATGAATTGAATGTTGACTGGGGACGAAGGTTAGTCATCTGTGAAGGAAGCTTTGACATGATGAAGTGCGGCGACAATGTTGTTCCACTATTGGGAAGCGATCTCAATGAAGCCTCGGCATTGTTTAGTTCGATCTTAGTTCATGGAACACCGATTGCACTGGCGCTTGATGCAGACATGAGATTGTCTAAGACGCCTAGAATTGCCAAAAAGTTGATGGAGTACGATATCGATGTCGTGCTTGTCGATGTTCCATCAGATCCAGGAGACATGAGTAAGCGTGAATTTCGTTCGGCCCTCGCCGCGGCAAAACCTTACGCTTGGGAAGAGTCATTTCTTGCTAAGTTAGATCGAGCAGCTCGTGTTGCTTTGTGAGCAGATTGAAGATCAATGCTCACATCTGTTTGATCTTGTACAGCTTCTTTTGGTGCAGTACTGTGTAAAGGTATTGCATGCTTAAAATAGCT